CCCTGTCAAGGGTGACGTGAGTTGGTTGAAGAATTACATTCTCAAGTCCCGCATTCAGTTGCGGGCCGTTGAGGCGTAATCTGCGGAAGAACAACGTGAATAATCAAACCACGTCCATAGTCAACCTTCGGCATCACCAAGCCGAAGTCAACTGTGGACGTGGTTCTCTTTTTGGCAACCCCTTCTCCCATGATCGCCTTGGCATCACACGAGACGAATGTTGTGAAAAGTTCGTTCCCTACTTCTATAAAAAGTTGCAGAATCCTGAGTTTCGTGCTAAGATATTGGCGTTGAAGGGACGAAAACTTGGTTGCTGGTGTAGATGTCTTCCCCACTGTGGAAATCCCAAATGTAAGTCACACCGCTGTCATCTGGAAACGATAGTCAACTACCTAGATAAGCAATGAAATGTCCGTGTCTGATAAATAAAATCATCTATTTTCATTGGTGTGGTATATTTATACCATATGAAGGAATATTCTAAAACCTGTCCGCTTTGCAAACATAAGCAAGTGTATTCAGATGAATATCATTTGAAAAGGGCAATAAATACCAATGCTTTATGTGTTAATTGTTCTCGTCACTTACCATCGAAAAAGAAGCAAAATTTAAGTGGTAATGTCTATGGACACTTGAAAGTTATTGTTTTAGACCACATCAAAAATGGACATCAATATTGGAAATGTAAATGTGATTGTGGAACTGAAACTGTAGTTAAACATTCTCATCTTACAGGTCACACGGTCAGAACATGTGGGTGTAGTCATTTAGTATTACAGGATAAGCATCCACATTGGAAAGGATATAAGGAAATATCTGGTGCTTATTTCAGTGTTGTGAAACGAAGTGCAAAAAAGAGAAATCTTCCATTTGATTTGACTATCGAAGAAATGTGGAGTATTTTTGAAAAGCAAAATCGAAGATGTGCATTGACTGGCGAATTACTCGAATTCAACAAATGTTTGCGAAGTACTAACGGAACCGCATCATTGGATAGAATAGATAGTTCCAAGGGATATACCATTGGCAATGTTCAATGGGTGCATAAGTTCATAAATACTATGAAACAGGATTTAACAGAAAAAGAATTTGCGAGATATTGCCAAATGGTTGTTGATTTCCGAAAGGATTTATTATGAAGCCACAACTTATCATATTACTGCGCCACGGACAATCACAGGGCAACGTGGACCGAAACATTTACCAAACGCTTCCTGATTATGCTTTGCAGTTGACCGAACTTGGGCAACAACAAGCAGAAGAGGCGGGGTCCAAAATCCACTCTATCATTGGATTCCCACATCAATCCATTCAGTTCTATGTCTCTCCCTTCTGGCGCACTCGTCAGACTTACCTTGCTATCAAAAAGCAGCTTTCTTCCAGTAAGGTTAGATATTATGAAGACCCTCGCTTGCGAGAACAAGAGTGGAGCCGCTCGGTATCTCGTCCAGTGGATGAAGCAGAACGTGATAGTTATGGTCATTTCTACTATCGTTTCAATGGCGGAGAATCCTGTGCGGATACCTTTGATCGGGTGAGTGATTTCATGGGCACAATGTACCGTGATTTCAAGAAGAAAGAGTTTCCTCGCAATGCCATTGTGGTAACACACGGAATGACGATGCGCCTGTTTATCATGCGATGGTTTCATTGCTCAGTGGAAGAGTTTGAATCGTGGGCCAATCCAAAGAACTGTGAGTTTTTTGTATTGCAACTTCAAGAGGGTGAAAAGTATGAGTTGATGACTCCGTTGCGAAAACACGACATCAAACATCCCTATCAGTTTCCTTTCAATGGAAATGCTGAACATTTTCCATTCACTCACAAACTGCCTTATGAAAACAAAGACCTCAAGACAGACGAATAAAAATTTACTGAGTCGAAAACAATGAAAAATACATTTGGAAAATCGCTATCCGCTGAACGGCTGGAAGAACTACTGGAAAATAATCCTTCAGCCCGCAGAAAAGTCTCAACCCTTCTCAGCACCTATACCAATCACTTGTTGTTGGTTACTCAAGCAAAAAATCCTAGCACGGTGAGACTGTGTATGGATTTGTTGCGTGATTACACATTGAATAGGGTGGACATAAAGGTGAACCTCAGTCCTGATATTCGTACTTATACCAAAAACGTCATTATTGCTCGTTACCGAGCGTTTCGCCACGGGTTTGATACGGTATCCAAGATGATGAAGCGTTTGGAGGACGATAATACTCCTTGACATTTTCACTTACATCTGTTACCTTGTACTCTTATGGATTTATACTACATCAAAGCAAAGATTAGCGTTCGTGTGGAGGGGATTTCAGGTCCGTTTAATGAAACCCTTTCAGCATTGGTTCGTGGCGTTTCTACCGAAAATGCAAAGGTCAAGTTTGAGGCGTATGTCAAACAGCATTATGCTCATATGCAAGCCAGGAAAATAGATTTTGAATATCTCGAAGTGGCGGGTGAAATCAAATAACCATCAAATACGCAAATGACTCTGCGACAACTACTTAAATCGGTTGACCTTGATAAGGTATTCGTTCTAATCAATAAGAAGGATAGCAAGGACATCGCAAGGCGTCCTACAATGGAGCAGACGACTTTTTCATATAGGAAAGTTGTTAATGAATTGTTGGATAAGCCCCAGACACGAAAATATCACTTGCCTATCCTCGTAAAGTGGAGTGAGGACTGGTACGATCATCATAAGTACCCTGATGTTTGTTTTCTCAATCCCAAGCATGTTGCTCCACCCAAGGGATACAAACCTTGGGGTGGAAACAAGAACATGCCGCCCAAGCATTACAACTGCAATCTCAATAAGTATAATAAAACGTTTGCGATGGGGTTTACTTCGTGGAGCAAAATCATTGATACTCCCGTGGTGAATGATGGTGAGTTTTCCTATGAGCAATTAGCTGCTGAAATCCTGTGGGAACTTACCTTCTACGGATGGACCGAGAAAACGGTTGACGTGCAGGTGAAAAAAATCGAAGGCAAAATAAAAAAGGCAATGAAAGAAGTGAAGGCGGGTAAATACGTTGAACTTCCTCCTAAAAAGAAGGATAAATATAAAATTGTCATTCCTAATTGTCTTGTCAAACAACTCACCAGAAAATAAGATGTTAGAGACTTGATAAAATAAGGTCTTGACAAGTTGGCCTTCGTAGTTTAGAATGTGTGCCATGATTAAGACAGATTGGTATCAGGTTCTTGAAGTTAATCCCCGAGCTAGACCCGAAGTGATTACTGCGGCGTACCATGCTCTGATGAAACAACATCATCCCGACGTTGACCACGCTACGGTTGGTGTTGTTGCTCGTGATCTCAATGAAGCCCACGATACTTTGACTGACCCTCGCAAGCGTAAGGAGTTTGACCGAGAGCGTAGTCCGGGTGCTGGCAAGATGATTGGGCCGTACAAGGTACAGGAAATCATTGCCGAAGGCGGATTTGGACGTACCTACAAAGCACAGCATTCCATTCTCAAAGAGTTGGTTTGCATCAAAGACTGCTCCAATGTTTCTCTCGCCGACACTGGAATGCTTATTGAAGAGTGTAAAGTACTGTGGGATTTGCGTCATTATGCCCTTCCTGCTATGCGTGATTTGATACAGTTAGATGACGGTCGGGTGCTGCTTGTTATGAGCTATATTCCCGGTCTAACTTTGGAAAAGGAAGTCAAGCGAGTCGGTGCATTGGAGCCAGAAACCGTTGCTTGGATTACTGAGCGTATTCTGAATGCTCTTAACTATATCCATCGCCACGGTGTCATTCACGGAGATTTGAAGCCCCAGAATATCATTGTGCAAGAAGATCGGCACATGGCGGTCTTGGTGGATTTTGGTCTTTCCTTGGTCAAGCCTTCAAGTGCTTCCGAAGCAAAAGGATTTACTCCTTACTTTGCCCCTCCCGAAGAGATTGCGGGCAGACCGCTCATTCCTGAGTCTGATTACTACAGTCTTGGAATGACGATGATTTATGCTTTATCGGGTGGTCCCGAGTACGTAGAGCGAAAGCAAGTACCCAGTGATGTCCCCGATGAACTTTGTGCTTTCATTAAGCGATTGATTGCACGAGATGTAAACTCCAGACCTCAGTATGGCAAAGAGGATCTTTGTGATACTATTGTGGAGTTGCGAAAGAAAGTGTTTGGACGCCATCGTTCAGGCATGAAACCCATCGCTGGAGTTAGTTAACAAAACAAAAACATATGTCAGAATCAGGCGATTACAATCCGGGTGTCTGGAAAGGACACGACTTCAAAAGTGCTCGTGCAACCTACGATGCTTATGTGGGCCGAAGTTATAGCGATGCCGTCGCCGCAGGTAAAGGTACTAAAGACCTTATTGCGGAAAACGTCAAAACCAATAGCTCTGCTCCGCTTATCATTGTCGTGGATGAAACGGGGTCTATGGGCGACTGGCCCGCAACAATTTTCTCTAAGCTTCCTTACCTTGAAAACGAAGGCAAAGAGTACTTGGGCGATGATTTTGAGATTTGCTTTATGGCAATCGGGGATGCCTATTGCAGCAATGAAAAGTATCCTTTGCAAGTGCGTCCCTTCGCAAAGGGGCTTGAGCTTAAAGACCGACTCAAAGAGTTGGTGATCGAGGGCGGGGGTGGTGGACAGACCACAGAAACCTATGAGTTGGCGGCTTTGTTCGCCGCTCAAAAGGTGGAAATGCCCAAGGCAGTCAAACCTGTCATTATCTTCATAGGTGATGAACAGTGTTATGATACTATTTCACCCGACCACGCCAAAAAGTTGCTTGGCATAGACCTTCAAAGGTCGCTCTCTACCGAGGCAGTCTTCAAACAGCTTAAAGATAAGTACTCGGTGTACGTCATCCGTAAGCCCTATGGAAGTTCCTCTGGGAATACGTTGAGTGAGGAAGATCGTCGCATTTCGGCACACTGGGCACGGCTCATTGGTGATGACCATATCTCCAACTTGCCCGAAGCCAGCCGTGTTGTGGATGTTATCTTTGGTATTCTCGCCAAGGAAACTGGTCGTATTGCATACTTTGAACACGAGCTTGAGGACCGTCAGACTACTGATCAAGTCAAGGCTGTGTACAAGTCGCTGGCGACTATTCACAAGATTCCCGATGCTGTGCGAGCCACGAGTGGAGCGGGCAAATCCGTCCTTCGCAAAAGTATGAAGAAGATTGGGGATGGAAGTTCCAAGTTGGTCAAACCCTTGATCTAACATGGCTCTTTACCTTTGGTTATTCCGCCACGCTCCGTCGTCGCCACTCTGTTTATGGATGTGGCGACGATATGCGGCGGGAATGACGGTAACAAAGCACATGCAACGCCGTAACTGGAAACAAATGTTCATATGGATGCGGGCAACATTGTTAATGTAATATGAAAGACCTTAATCTGTCAGTAACTTTGTGGCCTAGTTTCCCACATTTCCCTACATTCGTTCACGACGAGCGCATAGCTAGCATTCGTTTGAACAGTGCTATGATGAATATGGTGGAACTGGACGAGGAACTGGCAAAGATTAAGAAGATGCGTATTGATACGCCGCTCTATTATGACATTAAAGGGCGGCAGCTTAGAATTACGAAAGTATTCCTCAACAATGAATACTTGGATATCCGTATCAATCATCCGATTCAGGTTGACACTCCGACCCCGGTTCTTTTCAAAGCCGGGGCGGATGTCGCCTTGTTGCATGAAGTCACCGATGGTGGTTATCGTTTGAAGTTCCTTGGTGGGCCTAAATACATGGTCAAAGAAGGCGAGTCTCTTCATATCCGTGATGAAAGTCTCGTTGTCAGTGGCCCTCAGTTTGTTCCTGTAGAACTGGAAAAGATTGAAAAGGTTAAAGCGGCAGGGTTCAAACACTGGTTTCTGTCTTACGTTGAGAATCAGAGAGACGTGGACGAGTTTGTTGAACTAGTGGGGGATGATGCAATAATCAACCTAAAGATTGAAAACAAGGCTGGGTTGCATTACGTGGCCAATGATTTCAAAAAGAAGCCAAATATCAATTTGGTTGCCGCTCGTGGGGATTTGTATGTGGAAGTGGATAAGCCACACGAAATCTTGGCGGCAGTGAAGTTAATCATTGACAAAGACCCTCAAGCTGTGGTAGGATCACGGATACTGTTATCGGTGATTACTGACCCAGTGCCCTCATGTGCTGATTTTCACGAAATGGCGTGGTTAGTGGACATTGGATACAAAAACTTCATGCTTTGTGATGAACTTTGTTTGAAGGAAGATTTGTTAGCCAGGGCGGTGAATGTATTCCAATCCTTCAAGGAGTCTTATGGTAAAGATACTGTTGTCGCCGATCCATTGAAAGGATTGGGAGCGAGGACGAATATAGCTCCTAACGCTTTTATTCAATGGTTCTGGAATAGAGGCGGTAGGTGTCGCAGTGTATGAGCGATGAATTAAAAGAAATGGGTTGTAGCTGTCATACAATGCCTCCATGTAACTTTTGTATGGAATTGACGGAGGAAGAAGCTACAATACTATGGAATGGTAGTATGAAAGATTTGTGGAAATATTGGCACGAACAAGTGATGAACGAAAATCAGATGGTAACTATATTTGATTATGAGAGACTTTAATCGAGACGATATTGTTGACTTTTGCTGAGCTATCTGGTATCTTACATGGCAATAATCTCTACACTTATGCAAGACAATCTCGGAGACAGGATGAAAGGACAATACGAAGACCGCACTCGGTTCTTACTTCCTCGCCGCACATACACAATCATTCGTCTGGATGGCAAAGCATTTCACACGTACGCCCGTGGATTGCAGAAACCCTTTGACAAGGCTCTCTTTGAGGATATTGACTCAGCCATCATCGCTATGCTTCCTGAGTTACAAGGTGCTGTGTTTGCCTACACGCAGTCAGACGAGATTAGTGTACTTTTGACTGACTTTGCTGACCCTTCCACCTGTGCGTGGTTTGACGGCAATCTACAGAAAATGTGCTCTGTGGCCGCATCCATTATGACTGCGGAGTTCAATCGTCTTCGTATAAAGCGAAAACTGACATCGTGTGGATGTTCACTGACTGATGATATTACGCAGATTGAAGTTCCAATGGCATACTTTGATGCCCGTGTGTTCACTATTCCTGACCGTATTGAAGTAATGAACTATTTCATCTGGCGCAATCAAGATTGCTCTCGTAACAGTGTATCTATGGTGGCTCAGTCTTTATTCTCTCACAAGGAGCTTCAAGGCAAGTCCACCAGTGATATGCACGAAATGATGCACCAGCAAAAGAATGTAAACTGGGCAACCGATTACTCCGATAGGGAGAAAAATGGTGGATTGATTGTTAAGGATGAGTATCTTGCTCATACTCCAAAATGCACTGAACCAAATCTCCCAGTGAGAACACGTTGGGTATCCAAGGGTGCTTGGAAGTTCACTGAGAACAAGGAAAAACTCCTTGGCATGATTCCTCAATATCCTGTATGAAAGTTTAGTATGACTTACGGCACCGACATTTGGACTGACGCACTTCAAGAGGAAGCGAAATCTAAAGAACCACGTCCCCTATGTGTTGTTCGTTTGACTACTTCGGCATGGAGTGATGGCAATGGTGTTCATATCAAGAAGACCCTTCGCTATTTGCGAAAGCAGTGCCAAGGGTACAACATTCTTGACGAGGACTGTTCCAATGGTGGGGTAAGTGAAACTGTAAAGCGCATTACCAACCTCGATGAGTGTGAGGATGGTGTCTATAAAGTCGTCACTTGTAATGAGTTTGCCGCTTGGGAAACCCCTAACATAATAGAAGATTATGATTACGAATTGATACCTTATGAAATACTTAAGAAGGCGAAGGGTTTGGCTTAAAATATGACATCAACTAAATATGGCAACGATCACTTCTGGGCTTTCATTGAAGATGGATGGAATGGCAAGGAAGTAGCTGTTTGGAAAGGCCCCGAAGGGCAAGAAGAAATCATTGCCCGTGCCAAGGACAAGTACGAAGCAAAACTCATAGTGGATGCTTTGTTGAACTATGTCCACATTGAGGATAAGACCAAGTTTGGCAAGAAGGAATCGGCTTTCTTGGAGTTTGTTATGGCTAATTGTGTTGAGCCATATGCCACGATGGCATCAAATGCTTTGTTATGGAATGACCGAGAAGCATATGAGAAACTAAAAACGGATTTCCCAACGATATACCAATGACGCCGTTTATCACAGTATCAAGAGGAATGTGTGGGTTTTATATTTGTCTTGCGGATGACGCAGGACCAATCGAACGATTGGAAAATTGGAATTACGACACGTATGATGAATGTGCCATAGAAGCAGAAAAATTGGCCAATGCCTACAATATAAGATACCTATGAGTAATAAAAACTTTTACTTCACCGACCCTTTGATTGGCCAAGGACTTCCAGTCCTGACCAAAAACGGAGCAATTGCCAAGAAGCGATTGGCTGATTACATTGAGAAACTCCTTCTGGAAAGAAACTATACGCCGCTGGCGACACCGCATATTGGAAACTTGGCTCTGTTTGAGAAGAGTGGGCATTATCCTTATTACAAGGAGTCAATGTTCCCTCTTATTTATGAACACGTCAAAGATGGGCAACCCAATCCTTATGATCGTTTTGTTCTAAAACCAATGAACTGCCCGTTTCATATCATGGCTTACAAGGATATGGGTGTGGTATCCTATAAGGAACTACCCGTCAAGTTCTATGAGTTTGGGCAAGTATATCGCAATGAAGATTCGGGTGCTCTCAACGGATTGCTACGTCTCCGCTCCTTTACTCAGGATGATGGACATCTCTTCTGTATGATGAACCAGATACATGAAGTAATGGAAGAGTGTATTGTACTGGTGCGTATTATCTGTGAGAAGTTTGGATTGAAAGTGGTTGCCAAGTACTCCAAGCGGGGAGACAATAAAGAGAAGTATATCGGTGATGGTGCTTCTTGGGGTGCTGCTGAAGATGTTATGCGCTCGGTATGCTACAAGAACTTTGGAGACGATTACCAGATGGATGTTGGCGGTGCGGCCTTCTATGGACCAAAGATTGATTTTGCTGCCAAAGATGCGATGGGCAGAGAGTGGCAACTGGGTACCATTCAACTGGATTTCAATCTACCTAAACGCTTCGATCTACATTTCATTGACAACGATGGAAGTCAGCAAGTGCCGGTGCTAATTCATCGGGCATTGCTTGGGTCTTTGGAAAGATTCTTGGCTATTCTTTTGGAAAACGATTGTCTTCACGAACATCTTCAGCCCTTCAATATGGGAATGATTTGGATTGGGGGAGGGAAGGATTATTTCGATCTTATCGTTTCAGAGTCGAAACGACGTGTTCATGTTTATCCAACCATCATTGAGATGCCCAATAATCTAAAAGAAGCGATGGCCAAACTGTTTTCCAAAGGTATCAGTAACATTGTTATCATTGGCAAAAAGGAAGAAGAGGCACAGACCGTGAACTTCAATAAAACTGCATTTTCGCATGAAGAATACTTTGATCATGCGAGTAGAAAATTTACCCTATGAAGAATATTAACTTGACTTTAACACCGAAACAGTATAACCTTCTCGTTGAAATATTGGAGGAAGTCTCCGACACCCGTTCTGACTGCGGATGTAATGATGTGTACGAAGAAGAGCTTCGTATGTTTTCGGGGAAAGAACTACAAGCAGTCATAGAGTCAATGGGAAAGGGATATGCAAGGAGTCAATACCGGGAATGGAAGCAAGAATCCCAAGCCGGTAACATAGAAGGCACTTGGGAAGATGCACTGAAAGGGGGATGGGGATTGTTTGATACGTCCTTCATTACCTATTTGATTTCGGTAATTAAGCAGCAGGCGAAAGAGAGCAATGAATAAAGGATATACCATTCCAGTTTTGGACCACGGGTTCGTAAGGTACATTGACCATATGGGGTCTGACGAGCGTATTTGTGAGGCAGCACGCATTTCCTACAAATCACCTTCCAAGGGAAAGGAACAAGATAAGAAATTGCTGGAATATTTATGGAAAAATAAACATACCAGCCCGTTCGAGCAATGTAACATTACGTTTGACATTAAACTTCCATTGTTTGTACAAGGTCAAATGGTACGACATAGAACGCAACGATTAAATCAGGTGTCTGCCAGATACACCGAAATGACCGAAGAATTTTATGTACCCAACGAATGGCGAAAACAAGATGATAGGAATAAACAAGGAAGTGTGACGGATGAAGGTTTACCACACGATAAAATTAAGGAGATGGTATCAGGATTGTGTAAGTATTCCTATGACCACTATCAATATTTAATTGGATATGGTGTAGCAAGAGAAATGGCCCGAATGATTCTTCCTCAAAACCTTTATACCGAAATTTATTCCAATTGGGATTTACACAATTTAACACATTTCTTTACGCTTCGATTGGATAGTCACGCCCAATGGGAAATTCAACAATATGCCAAAGCAATGTATGATATTACTAAAGAGATTTATCCGTGGACTGTAGCTGCATATGATCGCTACAAATGGAATGTGTTGGATTTAGGTGAAAATATATGACATTTTCGTTATTCTACATATATTTATTAGTGGAGGATAACAATTATGTTTATTAGAGAATTTTACTATACATCAAAGGATGGACGCAAGCGAATAAAGTGGGAATACAAATGTGATATTTGTGGCGACAAAGGCACATCGGATAAATACAACCTTTGCAAAAGCATATCACATAAATGTAAAGGTTGTAACAACAAGATTGAAGGTAAAAAGAAGAGGGGGAAATCTACTTCAAAAAAAGGTAAAAGTTTTCTATCCTTGCAGCGAGAAAACAGTGCTTGCTGGAATGGAGGAAGATATGTCAACAGCGGGGGGTATGTAATGGTATTAGTTAAAAGCGGGTCCACTCATAGAAATAGTGGATGGGATAACTATCGCCCAGAACATATTGTTGTAATGGAAAAGTCATTGGGACGAAAACTAAATAAAAATGAATGTGTCCATCATATTGATGGAAATAGACGGAATAATATGGTTGGCAATCTTGCTCTAATTACTTCTAATGAACATCACCGAAAAACACATATGTCACTTCAAAAAATTGGATATGAGCTTTATAAACAAGGTAAAATTTCCTTTAATCGAAAAACCAAAGAATATGAAGTGGAAGTAATATGAAAACCACTATTGGCTCACTAATCAGAAAAGAACTGAAAACCCCCGACTCTCCAATGAGTAAAGCGGTTCGGGAGTTTAGAGCGTATGCCAAGATTGCCAAGGTCAACCCGAAGCAATGTAAGATGTCCGTGGGACTTTTGGGTGAAAGATTTCATTATTCTCTTTACATTCCATCGTGGAGACGATTTGACGAAAGAAGTAGTTATGGTGTGACAATAGGATACCTTTTACATCTAACAGATTACCCATCATGAAAATAAAAACTGAAATTTCCACATTGCCACAATTTCACGTCAAAATCATTCGCACACATAGCGAAAATGTTACTCGTGATCGAGACCCCAATGATGAATGGGATAACGATGATATTTCCCACGAGCATGACATTCAGGGATTTGAAGTGGTAGATGAAAAAAGTGGATGGGATTTTGTATTGAATGAAAAACCTTCGGGTGATTGGCATTTGATTTGTGCCTTCCATTCCTCGGGCGATTCTTTCCATTGTGAAGATAACTGTCTTTTACTTGTTTCTTTCGTCAAACATATGGAAGACGCTGAAATAATACTTGCTGCTATTGAAAAGGATTACAAGGCATATCAGGAAAAACAAGAGTGGAAGCACGAACCTCTTAAAGTTCATCTTCCAGTTGCCAATAGAGAAGAACAAATCTATACTGGTACTTGGAAAGGTTACTTTGAGCGTTTACAATCAGTCGAAATTAAGACCCTCGGTGCTACGAGAAAAGTTACATTTGCTTCCAGACACTATCGCAGGTAATATGAAACAACTAATCTTTTCACCGCAGCCAAATGCTACTCCTGATGAAGTAATGCAGGTGCTCAAGGTTATTATCATTCCTCTCTCTCCCTATACCACACAAGATTTGCTGATGGAAACTTATGAAGCTCTTCCACCGGAAGCAAAGCGACATTTTAGAATAGAAGAACCCAAATGAAATCTACCAGCAAACTTATTCTTCTGAAGGATATGGATAGTCTGACTATATCTCTTCTCAAAAAAATTGCCCATCAACGTTTGAAAGAAATTTTGAAAGATAAAACATTTCCATTCAAAGTATCACACGATATAAACGAGTGGGTGGTTCGGGCAGACTCAAACGGCGATGTTGTATTATTAGCACCTTATTATGAATTACAATCAATTAAATCAAATTCACGATTACTGGTATGAGGACGTAGCTCCTCATTTAGTCCACCAATACACGGTTACTTCGTTTGATGATTACTTGAGAAAGTTTTCATTTCTACCAAGTGGGAAATGGTTGCGTGATATGGAAAACTTGAAATTAAGACGAGTAATCTTTTTGGTTGACCCCGTAAAGTTTGCTAAGAAGTACAAAGAGTTTTGTGTCACATACAATGCCCCCGTCAAAGTAGAGGATGGGTTTCAGAGAGTTATTTATCAAATTTCACCGACGATGCATATTGAGGCGGCTTTCTATGTGTGGATCGAGCATAAAATAGTACAATCCTACGTCACAGTATTTGTTTGTTACGATGTCAGTGTAGAAAAAGAATATGCAACCCTTATCAAGGACTTGTATAAAATCCGTCGAGAAGGTAACACTGAAGATAAACCAAAATCGGTGGGGTTTGCTGGTTTCCAAGATGTTGATGCAGAGGATAATACAAAGTGAGATGGTACTTGACTTTTTCCTGGAATGGAGTAAACTGCACACCATGAATCAAACATCACTGTTCACATTTCAGTTGCCCACACTCTATGCTCGTGCCAAAACGGGTGCTGTCCTTACGTGGGACATTGAGATTGAGGGTAACAAGTTTCGTACTATTACTGGACAAGAAACTGGAGCTAAAACGACTTCTGCGTGGACCATCTGCGAAGGCAAAAACCGTGGTCAATCCAATGAAACAACGGATGAACAACAAGCCAATGCCGAAGCGGATAGCAAGTGGAAGAAGAAACTTAAGTCGGGTGGATATTTTGAGGACGTGAAGGACATTGACAAGCCATTGTCTTTCATTGAGCCAATGCTTGCCTATCCTCTTATCAGCAAGAAAACAGATAAGAAAACCAAGAAAACCATCATCATTGACCGCACTCCTTATGTGGTGCTTCCTGTAATGCTTGACCGCAAGTACAATGGAATGCGTCAGGTGGCTTCGGTCGTTGGCCCGTATTCTCGCAAAGGTGAGGAAATCAAAACTGCCCCTCATATCTATGATGCTCTCACTCCATTGTTTGAGAAAATCCCGACCTTGGTATTGGACGGAGAGTTGTACAACCACGAGTATCGTCATAAGTTGAATGAACTTATCCACATTGTCCGTACCACTGCGGACCATAAGATTACTCCCGAATTGCTGGCCGAAAGCGAACGTGTTGTCCGCTACTATGTGTATGATGGATATGGGTTTGAATGCCCCGAGAACATCAAGGTTATGGATAGCGGGATTCCCATAATGGGTATGGTTGCGGGAAATCTTGTCACGGAGAATACTCCCTGTGCATTGCGACGTGAAGCATTGAAGGTGCTGTTGAAAAATGTACCTTACATTGTCGTAGTTCCTTACTTCATGTCTAAGACAATGGAAGAGGCAAAGGAACTCTATGGTGACTTCATTGAAGACGGATACGAGGGAGCAATCCTTCGCAATGCCAGTGCGCCGTACCAGCACTTCCGTACCAACGACTTGATCAAACTCAAGCCATACGAAGATATGGAAATCGTCATTCTTGATGTCATTGATCCCGGCTCTGGTAACTGGGGAGGTACAGGAAAAACTGCTTCTGTCCGCATGGACAATGGCAAAGTATTCAATGCTACCTTCAAAGGTGGGCGTGAGACTTTGGCCAAGATTCTCCAAGAGAAGGATAAGTGGATTGGTCAAAAAGTGACCATCACTTACAATGGGTGGACGGGCAAAGGTTGTCCCAACTATGCCCAGATTGATCCTAACAACTGTATGGTGGGAGACCGATAAACTTATGACCAAAACATCATACCGATTGTATATTTTGATGCGGAATGATCTTCCGTCAATGAATCCTGGCCGAGCAATGGCCCAGGCGGCTCACGCTGCCAACCAGTTTATACATGAGCATGGTAAGTGTGCTGATGTTCGAACATGGCAAAAAGATGCCAATGGGTTTGGTACAACTATTTGTCTCTCAGCAAGCAAGTCTGACATTTTTCGTATTGTAAGGGAAGCGAAGCACATAGGGGTTCCTGCGGAATTGGTATTTGATCCCACATACAAATACTCAATGGATTCCGAAGTGGCACAGTTGGTACATTCAAGTACTTTTACTGCCGACCCAGTTTTTCAATCTAATGGTCTGGTGACTCTTTTCAGAAAAGAACTCACTTGCGGCTACTTGTTCGTTGACAGCAACAGTACCGATAAAGAAGCACTGGTGGGTGCTCTGCCACTCCACCCATAGAAACTATGTCTATATGCCGTCACAAACTCCACAGAAGAAGTCTCTCTACAATCGTAGAAAGTATTGGTATCATGTTTCAACAACCTTGAAAGGAAAACACATTCGTCTTATCCCTTGGGGAGAAGATGAAGCATCCAATCGTAGTGGTGACGAGCCGAGAGGTAAACGCATTTGTGTTGCACCAACTGTAGAGCAATGTATTACGGCAATCCCCTATTACATGGCTACAGTTTGTACAATTTATCGTACAAAATCACCCGTCGAAGCGCATCGGCCAAAAAACGTATTTGATTCTAGGGTGACAAACGAAGGATGGTTGAAACATCCAACTAACTTCGTGAAGATAGGTATATTGAAGTTTCAAGATGTAGAAAGAGGTATCGGGGTGAAAGACGTGATTAGCGAGGCGGCATCGAGTGATGACATTAAATATTCCAAAGAAGTGTTGGCATGGTGGAAAAAGGCCAAGATAAAGAGATTCATCAAAAGAGCTTGACATTTAACTCCAATCAGCTATAATGTGCGGCACAATGATTAAATATCTCCATCTTGACTGTGAAATGGGCGGTAGAGACTTGAAGTACTCCTTGCTTACTGCCGCTTTCATTGTTACTGATGACCAGTTCAAAGTCCTTGGGTCAGTGTACCTCAAAGTAAAGCCAGATGATGGAGATTACATTGTCAGCGGGCAAGGCATGTTGGTTAACAAGATCAACTTGCAAGAACACGATAGGGTTGCTTTGCCATATAAACAAGCCAAGCCTCTGCTGTACGATTTTCTAAAGGCGCATGGTGCTGGTTGCCGACTGACTCCTGTAGGTCATGGTGTGAAGGGAGATATTCAGCATATCTTAGACAAACTGATCTCTGAAGGTTCGTGGGAGCAGTTTTGTACCTATCACTACATTGACACCAGTGTTGTCTTGCAATTTCTCCGTGCTTGTGGTAAGATGCCTCAAGATACCGATGGAAGCGTTCAGGCGTTGGCAAAATATTTTGGATGTAACATTCTGCCAGAGAAGTTGCACGATGCGTTGTATGATGCGGAATTGACATCTCTGGTGTACAAACACATGGTAAACCTCGGAAAGCAATAAGAATATGAAAGACATCCTCGGAATCTTAGCAGTTTTGTGTATTGTCGTTGCTGTAGCCATCGGCGGATGGAAGCTTGAGCGGTATATCAATTATAAGTGGGAATATGGGCCGCTTATCCAAGCAGAAATCAAACCATTGACTGAGCGCATCCAAAAACTGGAAGCCGAAGTGCAAGTTTTGAAAACGAACAAGTTTTAAGAATATGTTATTGAATATCAGAGAATCCGAAGAACAGAAAATCTATGTTAGCTCAGATTTCCATCTGGGACACCAGAGGGATTTTGTATGGCAAGCTCGTGGATTCACCGATGTTCAGTCGCACGATACGGGAGTTATTGATTCTGTCAATGCTCTTGTGCGCCCGAATGACATTCTGTTGTTCCTCGGTGATTTCTGTCTTAACACCACATTGGAACAATTTGATGCTTATTTGGCACGATTCAATTGCCAGAACATATGGTGCATATGGGGCAATCATAACAACCCACATGAGAAGGCTATCTTTCGGAAGGCGATGCCGACTATATCAATGAATGGTCGCATGTACGATGTGGAAACATATCCCTTCAAGTACAAAAACATTGTTCACTGGGGGTACTATGCAGAAATGGTTCTCAATGGTCAATACGTCGTGTTGATGCATTATCCCATTTACATTTGGAATGAAATGGCGCATGGAGCATGGATGCTTTGTGGCCATTCTCACTATGGATGTCCATTGACCAAGGCCGATAACCTTTATGGAAAGATACTGGATGTTGGTTGGGATGGATACAAGAAACCGTTGTCGCTGAACGAGATTGCTGCCATTATGAACAACAAGCAATTCGCAGCAGTTGATAACCATCACATAAACAAGCAGAAAGTAGCGTAAGCATATGAAAGACAAAAAATTCAGCATTCTCTGTATTTTAGGAGTTATTTGGTTGCTACTCTTCATCGCAGTTGGTGAAGGTATCCGCCCTCTCCGAAACGTATGGTTTATGGTATCTGCCATAGGTGTTTGTTGGTTTGCCTACTGGACAATATCATTTATCCGTAGTAAACCACCAACAGAACCAACAGAACCAACTCAGGAGGAATCTCCAAGTGCCAACGCCTCGAAAATCACCACAAATCCCCCGAAGTCGTAATCTGGACAATCTAGGTTTCAACTACGGATATAGCACACAAGAAATAAGTCAACCAAAAGAAACAAACAGCAATATGAGTAACAATCCAATCAAACTGATAGTCAGCGGTATCGTCCTTCTCGTCGCCAATGCGTTGTATGCGTGGGAAGATGCCACCTACAATCGGGTTGGTTTCGTGGCCAAGGGAAGCAATCTGTTTACTGAACATTACTCTGGCGTTCAAGCCGACGTGCCGGATGACAGTGACCCTAGCACTAAGCTCAACACTGAGTTGATCAAGACCCTTCAGGAAGCTGATGAAATCCTTATCACTGGCGAAGCGTTGAGCCATTGTGTGGCCAATACCGTTACTGATGTCGCAACTCAGTTTGGCCCCGATAACGTTAAGAAGTTCACTCTCCTTGAGGATACTTCGTCCAACGTGTATCAATGCGAAGCCCTCGGCAAAAACTTCGTGAAGACGATGATGGCCAAGGGAATGCGTATCACCACAACCCGGGATTGGTAAAACAAAGTGTTTAAGCAAATGTTGAAAAGAATCGGCGATGATCCGTGTGCAATGATAAACCTATTGGTATTGATCGCTATCATTGCAGGTTTGATTCAATACTTCCTTAACGTAAGATAACCAGCAACAAATATAAATATATGGGATTACTAGACAAAGACCTCGAACAGCTACAGGCTGGTTCAGGATACAAGTTCAGTGCAACCAAGGTGAAAGCTTTGGGAGCACATATGTACACACTGGCCTCAATTGTCATGGATGCAAGCGGTTCGGTTGAACCGTTTGCTACGCAACTGGAACAAGCCCTGAAGACCATCTTCAAGGCATGTGAAAAGTCGCCTCGTAGTGACAATCTGATGCTTCGCCTCACTCAGTTTAGTTCACGTCTGACTGAGTTACATGGATTCAAGTTGCTTGGGTCTATTGCTGAGAAGGATTATGATAACATTCTCCAACTCGGAGGTAGCACGGCACTGTTTGATGCGGTGGACGAAGCCATTCAGGCAACCGCTACTTATGGTAAACAATTGACTTCGCAAGATTTCCTTTGCAATGCCATTGTGGTAGTGGTGACTGATGGTGAGAGTAATACTGGAAACATTAACAGTGGCGACATTTCTGTTGACGCCGCAGTTATTAAGAAGGCCCTTCTGGCAGCACGTCGGGCCGAAAACTTGGAGAGCATTCTGCTTATCCTTGTGGGCGTTACCAATGATGACGTTAGTTTGAATACCTATCTCCAGACCGTCAAGGACGATGGCGGATTCGATCAGTACGTCAGCATCGGCAAGGCTTCGCCCGGGCGCATTGCAAAGTTGGCAGAGTTTGTTTCCCAATCCATTTCCAGTACCTCTTCGGCGCTGGGCACGGGTGCGGCGAGCACTCCGATTAACGCTGGTCAGTTCACTTTCTAAGCGAACCACCAACCCTACCAAAAGGAGTGCTGGGCAACTGGCACTCCTTTTTTCTTATTGACTTGCCCCTCGGCATTTGGTATTATGCTGAAATGAAACTTGTCAAATACTTTGATATTCACGATAAAGAAGTGACCCCAGTTGTCTATACATTATTCTTTGCCCTTGTTGAAAGTAAAGGCAACGATATTGTGTATCAGCAGTACGTCGAGTCGTGGTGTCCCGAAATGGGTGAGGGTGAAGATTGTGAACCGTGGGATGATGATTGCTACCGGGGACTTGAGAAATTGTACGAGGAACACATTGGCCGTGGTTGGAACAATTGTTTCCATGATTCAGCAGCAATGAAAGCGTTCTATGAGAACCCGCCTCCTATCAAAGAAGCTATCGCTCAATGTTGGGAGTGGTTAAAGAAACAAGGTATCACAAAAGACGACGAGTTCTTTTGTGTCAAACTCTGGTGGTGATATGATAATAGATATTCGCAGCACACGAGATAAGGACTTGATTTCGTTTAAGTTCTTTGGCAATAGTCCCGTCATTGGATTGACTTCGGGATGCTTCGACCTATTTCATCCCCTCCATCTGACTTACTTACAGAAATGCAAACGTCTATGTGATGTACTGATTGTAGGTGTGGATGCTGACGATTTTGTCCGAAAGAATAAAGGTTCGGGCCGACCCATCATATCAGAGCACCAACGAGTAATGATTGTGAATGCGTTGGAATGTGTGGACATAACTTTCATTATGGGAAGTCTCCATGATTGGGAAATTGCTTGTGGCACATTTCATCCTACCGTACTATTCAAGAATTCTGATTTCAAGCCAGACGCAGTTATCAATCCTTACGGGACCGAAGTTATCATTGTCCCCGACGTAATGCAGTTCGAATCCACGTCACAGATCATTCAAGCAATCACAAAGACAAATGAACACTAATAGCACATTTCAGATAGGTAAGGACCACACCGTTTGTGAAGATTATGCTCTTTCGGGTGAAATTGCAGGCATGGCCTATATCATAGTATCTGATGGATGTTCTGCATCCTCTGACGTTGACTTTGGTGCCCGTTGTTTGGCAATGTCTGCCAAGAGAACATTGCGGCTTCATGTAATGAATGACGGTATCATTTCTCCCGAGCGATTCGGGCATTTGAGTATCAGTAATGCGGAGAAGGTCCGTGAGGTCTTTCCGTATCTCAATTCTCAATTCCTTGATGCAACTTTGCTCGTGGCGTGGGTAAGAGATGGGAAAATGAAAGCATATCTATATGGAGATGGATTGTTGGTTCATAAAACCAAAGATGGGTGCCATGTTACCCACATTCATTTGACAAGTGGTGCTCCCGACTATCTATCTTATCACCTTGATCCATTGAGACGCCAGGCTTACGAAAATATTGAAGGCAATAGGAAAGAAATCACTTGTGAATCTCTCACTGAACAAGGTATGATTACCACGGGCACACCACTTGAACCTCTAACTCTTACTGCCGATGTTCAAGCGGGTGATGTCATTGCTGTCATTTCTGACGGTATCAATAGCTTTAGGAAAGCAGACAATGAACCTATTGATTGGCGTGACCTTGTGGACGAGTTTACGGGGTACAAGACAACCGAGGGCGAGTTTGTATTGCGAAGGATTGCGGCATTCAAAAGAAAGTGTCTGAAAGAGGGCATCACGCATTCCGATGACATAAGTATTGCGAGCATAGTGGTATGAAAAAACAACTCAATAAACTCGTGGGTGAATTTGTTTCGGTTCACAATATAAACAACATGAACTATGTTTTTATAGTCCACGGCTGGTTAAAGAAAGAAGGCAACTCATTTGTAGTCAGAGAAGGCAGTGGATATGTTTCTTTTAATGAGTGTAAACATATTAGAACCCTTGAAGGTAGTGTGATACCCCAAATATGGATATGAAACTAGTATTCACAGAAAAGTTACCGACTGAAGTAGGGTTCTATTGGTGGACTGACTTCGGCGAGCATACCCCGACTATCCTTGAAGTCACTAAGGATTATGGTACTGGTAAGTTGTGTGCATCCAATGAAGAGTTTGCCTTTGAAATCAAACAACCAAGTCCTCAACAAGAGTTGGGGTTGCAAGAAGAAGTTGACCCCGATGAATTTCGGGAAGGAAAATATAGATATGGTGACATGTTGTGGTGTCGCATTCCCAATCCATTTCTTCCCGGTGGAAAGAAACAAGTAGAACCTGATTGCTATTGATATGAAATGTTACCTTCTCAAGTTGAAAATATTTCCGTGGAGTGAAATAGAAGAACGAGAGTGTGATACTTTCTCCGAGGCAGAAAATATAGTAATGGCCCATGCACCAGTTGTATTTTATCATCTCTATCGTGACGGAAAACTTATAAGTCGTGGCGATGGTACAGCTTTCAATAGATCATGAATCAAAAAATACGAATAGGTTCGGGTGGGTTAGTCACCATCACAGATAAGCACTACAAGGCTGCGGGTGGTGAAGCCGCCATTTATGTCCACGGTACCAAAGCATTCAAGCTGTATCACGATCCTGCCCACAAGATGCTTCCTTCTAAAAAGATGCAGGAGTTGGCTACCATTGGAAACAGTCAAGTAGTCATTCCTCAAGAAATCATCTATGATGCCTCTACAGGCAATCCATTGGGATATACTACTACTTTCATCGACGATGTTGACCCTCTCTTGAAGTTGTTTACTCGTACCTTCAAAGACAACAACAATATCAGTTTCAGGATGATTAATGAGTTAGTCAAGGCAATGCAGCTTGTAGTTGCTGATGTCCACAAGGCTAAATGTCTTATCGTAGATTTGAATGAGTTGAATATCTTGGCTAAGGTTAACCCAACTGCTATTGTTCCGTGGTTCATTGATACGGATAGTTATTCTACACCGTCCTACAAGGCAACTGCCATTATGGACTCGGTGAGAGATAGGCGTGTATCCGTGGTGGATACAAAAGGTGTTCTTCACTACAACCCAGACGAGTTTTCCGATTGGTATTCGTGGGCTATTCTTGCATTTCAGCTTTATACCAACATTCATCCCTATCGTGGCAGTCATCCCAACTATCGCCCGAAGGATAAACAGAAACAAATGGATGATGGCGTCAGCGTATTTCATCCTTGTGTGCGTACTCCACCAAGCGTCAATGACTTCAAGGTTATTCCGTCTCGCCACTTGGATTGGTTCAAGCGGGTGTTTCTAAAGGGCGAACGTGGAGTACCACCACTGGCAGATAGCAGCGTGCCTTTACTCGTGCCGACTCAAATGGTAACAATCACGGGCACTGATAAGATTGGTGTGGTTGAAATCTCATCCTATGCCGATGCAGTAACGTCGGTGTATCAGTTTATGGGTATCTATTACGTTACGACCAAAACCCATATCTATGCCAACAAGAAAGAAGTCGGAACGTACAAGGCAAAGAAAGCATTACTCTGCTGTGCTAACGACGGAACGTTGGTAGTAGCTACTCAGTCTGGTAATACTATTACTTTCGCCGAACCAGCCAGCACAACTCCAGTTGGTACCATTAAGAGCGATGACATGTTTGCTCGCAATGGTTGTATCTACACCGTAGCCAATGGTAAAATGGTAGAAAACTCGTTCACTTCATTTGGAAATAGACTAATTCATAACATTGTTGAAGTGGAAAATGTGTTGGTTTCCTCGGCAATGATATGTGATGGATGTATCATTCAAGATTTGCTTGGAAAGAAATACCTTACGTTGCCCTACAAGAAGGGAAGTTCCTTCTCCAAGTATATTCCTCAAATGGATGGGTTTCGTATCATTTCCGCCAAGTCGGATAAAACGGTAACAGTGGTACTGGCTGAAAAGGCTGGTATCTATCATCGGTTTGTTATCATCTTTGACAAAAAGTATTCAGATCTAAAAATCAGAGAAACCAAAGATGTGGCCTACGATGAAATCAACGTTGCGGTAATGGATAATGGTCTTTGTGTCCTTTTAGCCAGCGACACCGAGCTTGAGCTATTCGCTACTGCCGATCAATGTGAAGTGTTGAATAACCCTCCCTTTGACGCCACAATGAAACTGTTCACCACGCCCGATGGGATATTCTTTATCAATGGAAACAGCATCCACCAAATCAAACGAAAGTAATATCATCTATCCAGATGAATGCCCTCGTTGTCGTTATCATAACCTTCATATCAATGAATGGAAAGTAGATGATATACTGTGGCTAACGCTTTTATGCGAGTCATGTCATTATCAATGGCGAGAACAGGTGGATTTGTCCGCTTGACTTTGTTCGGGGGGTATGATATAGTGTGGGCATGACTCCGAGCATGTACAAATTGCAATGAAATGGATAAAGAAAATCATTCACCGCCTACGGTTGCGATTTGATAAGAAGTATCGAAAAGATACCGAGCTTATTGTGGAAGCGATGTACGATATGATGTATGTCATTGTTAATCGTCTCCCCGTTGCAGAGGCGTGTATGCTTGTTTCTATGAAACATCCTTCTGAATGGCCAGACGCTGTTTTGTTTCCCTATCCCGATAAGCGACCAAATGGCGATATTCACAGTTCATCTATTTTTGGTAATACACAACATCAGGCAATGGATAGAACCAGATCTATATCTTTAATGGATGCCCTCTTATGGACTGAACTTTGTGATAGTAAAGGTGATGTTCGTAGGGCAATAAAGAATAATGGGATTATGGTCAATCGTAAAAAGATGACAGACCCCAACTACATCTTATCGGCGAAAGATGCCTTGCCGAATATAGATGCTATTGTATTGGAGAATGGCAAGTACAATTTTGGTATTATAGAAATGTGTTGAAATGAGAAAGCTAAGAAGTCTATTAAGAATGCATATGGTTCACAACAAGGATGAAGATCGCTTATTTGTCATTCATTGGCTGGGTCAAGACTATTTTGCAGGATGGTATAAACAAGGATGTAAAACGGTAAGAGCACAACGGATTCAATATCCAGCAAGCTCTCCGTTTGGGTATATTCGGTGTGGGCAAGCAAACGTGTTTGACGTATGAATAAGAAAACTAAAGAACCGGTCTATCGTGACATTCACAAAGGGGCACGATGGCGTTTCATTTCTGAACATGAATATGCGTGGGGAACTTCGTGGCTGATGGCCCGAGTGAAAGATGGCTTCCGGGCGCATTGGCCTCCCAACAAGATGAAACTTGAAAAACCCGCTTGACTTTTTTCAGGAGTCTGGTAATATGGTGGCACAATGAAAATGTCACCTGAGATGTTTGAGAAGTATGCCGCCGACCCGATGGGGATGGACAAGGTTGTACGTAAGCATTTCAAAATCCCCGATGACAAGTACTACAGCGTAGCTATGATGAACGATGTTGGGGCAGTTACTCTCATTACGTCCAAAAAGCCACGGGTGGAAGAACCCGTGAAAATCTCCAAATCTGACGCACAATAATAAAGAACCCCATATGAATATACGTGAAGAAATGGACAAGCGGAAACTGTACTGTGGCAGAATGGTTTCTGGTAGCAAATGTGCTCCCGAAGGTCAACGTTGTGTATGGAATGCTAATGTCATAATCAAGTCACAGGGCAAAGTTTGGTTTGGTGATTTGAATATCACTAAGGAAGGCAAAATATTGAAAGAAGTTGCCGAAGTCATTGGTGAACCTTTATACGTCTTGAGAGAGATGGACTGTCGGTTTGAAACTGCCTTAGATGACATTGATCTGCTTATCAGCAGAGCAGTGTGGAACACTAACGAATAAAACTATGAATAATCCCGGCTATGTTAAATGTGAATGTTGGAACTGTAACACCCCAATCGAATTTAATTCCAATGCAGCCGATGAAGAAACCGGAGCACCGCTGATTGTTTGTCCCAATTGTTTCAAAGATACTCAATTATACGTACCGGACGCTCCGTTGACTGGGGCTGCCCTAGACTTTTTAATTTCATTGAATAAACAATCCGTGCCCATCTTTATTTCACAAAGATTAAGGTGGATATGTTTATCCAATGGCATTCCAATTTTAAGTGATGACAGTGTACACTCCATCATTCAAAAACTTTTTGATAAAACAAATATAGTTTGATGTTTTACAAGTCGTCGTCATATTTATATGTATGACCAATAAACTTCATTCTATCTATGTTTTTAAGGACGAATTAGGAAGTGTGTTTTACGTTGGAAAAACTAGTACACCAGATAAACGTTTCAAAAGACATCTTGCCCACGTTCGTTATGGCAGCCATTATCCGGTTCATAACAAACTTCGTAAAGTTATTGCCACTAAAGGAAGTGCCAATGACATTTACGAAGTTATAGAACACAACATTCCATACAATAAAGCAGATGAACGTGAAATGTTTTTCATTAAACATTACAGAGGGTGTGGTTGTAAGTTGAAAAATCTAACGGAAGGTGGTGAAGGAGGAAAAGGATTTACAGATGAAATAAATAAGCGGGGAGCACTTAAACGTACCGGATTAAAACGTACTGTGGAAACCCGAAGACGGATTAGTGAAGCAAAGCGAGGAGTACCATTTTCAGAGTCACATAAAAAATCTCTAAAAAAAGCATGGAAAACCCGAGTACCTTTGTCGGCAGAACACTATCAAAAAATCAGCAGTTTGAATCGTGGAATTGTCAATATTAAAAACTTCGTTGTTATGTCTCCGAGTGGAATTTCTACTGTAACAACTCAAGGATTGACTGATTTTTGCCGTAAAAATGGATTAGATGCTCGTAACCTTATTCACACCAAACCAAACGGTAAACGCAAGCATCATAAAGGATGGAGGATAATCCAAGAACTCAAACATTCCACTTGACATTTTATACGTCCGTGGTATGATGTAGTCATGATCAATGAACCTATAATCCGTTCAATGCTAGATTGTGACCTTTACAAATTTAACATGGGGTCTGTGGTCTTTCATCTGTTCCCCCGTGCGGTAGTCACCTATAAGTTTTTCAATCGGGGCAAGACGGTCTTTCCCAAGGGATTTGCCAATGCACTTCAATATCAGATTGAAGCGTTGTCTAAGCTTGCGCTAACTCCCGACGAAGAGGACTGGATGATTGAAAAAATTCCGTATGCCCGTCCCACTTATATTGAATGGCTGGCGGGGTATCGGATGAATCCAGATGAAGTAGAAATTACACAAGATTTTGATGGATTTCTTCATATCATTATCACTGGTCCGTGGTATCGTACTATTTACTGGGAAGTCAAACTCATGGCCGTCATTTCCGAGTTGTACTTCCGTATGACGGGACAGAAGATGGCTGACGATTGGCAGTGGCGAATCGTCAATAAGGCAGACCAACTTTCAAAAATGGGATGTTACTGGATTGATTTTGGAACTCGACGACGTTTCTCGCTTGCCGTTCAGGACGAGGTTGTCCGTGTTATGGCAAATAAGAATGGTTTCCTCGGTACTAGCAATATCCACCTTGCCCACAAGTACGGACTAACGCCACACGGCACTTATGCACACGAATGCCTTATGGCCATGAGTGCTCTTTACGGTGTCCGTATGGCAGATAAAATGTGGCGTAAGCACTGGAGCGATCATTATGAGGGTAATGTGGGCGTTGCTCTGACTGATACTTTCACCACGGACGTATTCCTGCGTGATTTTGGTACGTATGATGCCCGTCTGTTTGATGGCTGTCGGCAAGATAGTGGCGATCCGATTGCATGGGGACACAAGATGCTTGCCCATTACAAGAAACTGAATATCCCCGCAACTAATAAGCGTATGGTATTCAGTGACAATCTCAATGTCAGCAAGTACATTGGTATTCACAATACGTTTCAAGGTCTTGCTCAACCTGTCGCTGGTATCGGTACAAACTTTACCAATGATGTCGGGGTTAAACCGTTAAATATGGTTATCAAACTGACCAGTGCCGATTTCGGGCAAGGTGTAGTTGACGTAGTAAAATTGTCAGATGACGCTGGCAAGCACACTGGAAATAAGTTTGCCATTGACATGGCAAAGGTTGAACTGGGTATTAATACAATATGAAAACTATACGTTACGAAGTCCGAACCAAAGGCGACGGAGAGTTTGACTACTTCATTGACGATGGGCCATGTGATGATTGTGGCTATGATGCCGAGATAGATGGTAAAAACATTGAGCGTGCCAGAAAACATGCCAAGTGTTGTGGCGGTAAGGTGGTGAGAGTAACTATGGAACCTGTAAAATGAATATGCCTAAACCCAAAAATGCGGCTGGATTGCTGATGTTTAAGCAAGTGGATGGAATACTAAAAGTATTCATCGTACATCCTGGGGGACCAACGTGGGCAGATAAGGACGTTGGGGCATGGAGCATTCCAAAGGGTGAGATTGAAGGAACAGACGAACCTTTGCCAACTGCCATCCGTGAGTTTAAGGAAGAAACTGGCTTTGAGCCCGACCATCCGTATATGCAGTTGGGGCAGATAACTCAAAAATCTGGTAAGGTAGTTACGGCATGGGCGTTTGAAGGTGAACATGATCCGGCGACGATGAAATGTAATGAGATTGAGATTGACTTCCCTCGTGGTTCTGGTAAGATGATAACCATTCCCGAAGTAGACCGGGGCGACTACTTCACGGTTGAGGACGCAAGTATCAAACTCAACCCAGCACAAGTCCCGTTTTTGAAACGTTTAACTGAAATACTATATGAATAAATACCTGCCAATCTTGGCCTTAGCAGCACTCTTGGTGGGGTGTGACCCTCCTGCCGTAAAAATGAATAGCGACATTCAAATCGGTATTGTAGATGGAAAGGTTCTCCATCGAGTCACTACAAGTAGTGGTGAAGGAAGCACTCACTACATCTACTACTTTCCAAGTGATCGCAGTCAACCCATAAGCAACAATATGCGTATCGGTAAGGTAGGAACTGTCATCGTACTGATTGATGGTCAACCCGTATCTACCAATCGCATTACCCTTGAACAACAATGAAAGCACTAGCAAATGAAATCGTGGCGTGGTTGAAAAACTATGCCGAAAAGAGTGGACAGAAGGCATTCGTCGTGGGCGTATCGGGTGGAGTGGACTCCGCTCTGGTATCAACCCTCTGTGCAATGACTGGTCTGCCGACTCACTGTGTCATCCTCCCGTGTCAATCAAAGCCGGAGCATAGTAAAGCTGGCCTCAAGCACATTGCATGGCTGCAAGGAAAATTTCGTAAAACTGTTTATCTTCACCGCATTGATTTGACGAAAGTATTTGAAGCATTTGCTAAAGAAAATCAAGGGTATGAAAATGATCTTGCATTCGCCAATGCCAAGAGTCGTCTTCGCATGATTGAACTTTACCAGATTGCTTGTATCAATAGTGGACTCGTAGTGGGTACGGGCAACAAGGTGGAAGACTTTGGTATTGGTTTCTTCACCAAGTACGGTGATGGTGGAGTGGACATTTCTCCCATTGCCGATTTGTACAAGACCGAGGTACGCCTGATGTGCCAAGCAATAGACGTGTTGCCTGATTTAACCAATGCCATTCCTACGGATGGACTGTGGGCAGATGGTCGCTCAGATGAAGATGCCATTGGTGCAACTTACAAAGAGTTGGAGTGGGCAATGGATTGGATTGAAGATGGGAAGAATTGCTCGTCAACTGTGCTGGTGGAAGGATTGACCCCTCGGCAGAAGCAGGTGCTTGAAATCTATACGAACCGGCACGCTGCTACGATGCACAAGCTGCTTCCTATCCCAACATTCAAACGGAAGTGAACTATGAGTTTCCTAACACTCTGCGGTGTGCTTGGCACTATCTTTATAGTAGTATTTATCTGTGTGTGGGTTCGTCTTGTTATCAAGGACAAGAATGCCGCAATAGACTACTACCGTGAGTTGTGGATTGAAGCGTTGAAGAAACTTCCTGATCAACCCAAATACTTAATACAAAATGAATGCAATACAAAAGGCAAGACGAGAAGAGAGTAAACGGACTGAACCTGTTCAGAAGCCAGTGCGAATGAGCTACGAAACGTATGCTTATCTGAAATCTTTGGTGGAGGACCAGAAAAGAAAGTTGGAACTAGAGTTTCGGATGGCATGTAACTTTATCCCCAGTAATAGTGGAGTTGTCAAAGGTCTCTCGGGGATTGACCGGGCACACGAAATCTTCCGCAAGCATCAAGGTGAGTTGAATAAGGTGGAAGAAGAGTTGTACGCTGCGGTTCAAGCGGCGTATAGAGATCATCCCAATAAAGAGATGCGAGAGTTTTGGGGACTTGAAAAATGAATCTGTTCAACATCCGTCGCACATTTGAGATGCAGAAAGCTAGGGGTTGGACCGAAACTTACTGGTGCATTGACTTGCACGGCACTATCATCCCAAGCGGCAAAGGACCAGATGACAATACGGATGCCGAGAAGTTCTATCCCGGTGCCCTTGAAGTATTGCAGTGGTTGACCCGACGCAAGGACATAATGATGATTTTGTGGACGAGCACTCCACCATCACGATTGCCTAATGTCTTGGAGTTTCTTAAGTTTTACAGCATTCGCTTTGACTATATCAATGAGAACCCCCACGCTCTCAATACCCCTCGCAGTGACTTCTCCAAAAAGTTCTATTTCAGCGTGCTCTTGGACGACCGTGCGGGGTTTGAACCCGGGACGGATTGGTTACTAATCAAGAAAGAACTCATTGCGATTGGCGAATGGAATAAATTATGAAAAAAATTACTACCGTTAACCGGTTTTTCGATTTTTATTCTATAATTGAACTCTACCTGCGTACTGGAGGTTTCCGTGACATTGGATACCCCGGATATTCTGTGTTTGTAACTCAGCGTGCCGAGGATAAAATCCGACAGGCTTATGAACGAATTGTAGATAGTTTTTATGCCCGAATCTACACTGCCTTAGTCGAGTCAGTCCGTTCAGAACTTCATCATTATCCTGGCTCTACATTAGATTCGAAAGAAAAGCAGATTAAAGAAATGGGTATCAATGTAAGTCAGGCTAAGAAACGTCCTGGGATGTATCCCGAAAATGCTCACATTTTGTTTACACTACCCCGATGGGTAAGTGGATATGGAGGAAAAAAATGGGCAGGTGGAACTGCTTTATTGATTGAAGCCAAGAAGGTCAAGACCCACGCAGAAAAAGTCTATTGGGTTGATAGAGTGCTCGATTTATATCATAATTGCGGGCATATGATTAACAAAACGGAGTACCGCACATTGTCTAGTTTAAGTATTCTATGGAAATCGAAAACAGCTAATAGAACATTTTACTCTACTCCACTGGACTTTCGTGCCAAGGCCAAAAGTATTATGGAGTATATTCCTCACAATTCAATCGCCGTGAAACGTCTCGTCATACCTCAAAAAAAGCTCTTGACATTTGCTTGACAACGTGATACATTTTAAGAATATGAGTCAACAAACACCTATAACTCCTACTGTTCCCACACGGCTTCCCGTTGTGGAGTTTGAATACCCCGATAGTTCCACTGGCAAGATGAAGGTTCGCTACTTGCGAGTCGTGTCTGCCGATGCGGATTACATCAAAGGCAATGAACTGGATAATCCTGGATCGCAAAAGGATGGACAGTTCAAGACTTTCAGCCGAAGCCGTCTGGTTCGGCAAGCACCAACCCTCGTATCATTCTAATCAACATGGAACCAACAATAGTACCTCCCACCTACACCTTCGTCTGTTTGGCTAAACCATCCAAGAAACAAAATACGGTTTGTCCTACATTCAAAGAAGCGTTCACTCATATGTTTAACTGGGTCAATGAGCAGTTGGACAATGGAGGAATGTCTTACCAAGTCCTGGAAACAGCAATATGGATTGAAACCACGAGTGGCACTCCATTGTTTTTCTACGATGCCCGAGACTTGGCCGTAGAGCAAGGTATCATTAAGAACAATAAGTTGGTCAAATAATAAGGAAACATATGTGGTTCAAGAAAAAATACCTTTCAACAAACGAAACAGTACCCGCAAAGACTTGCGTACAACTGTGGTATGTTCGATGGACATCTCGTAACGGAGTATATTCAGGAGACATGCATGGAGAAATGGAAGCATTTACATCTGAAACGGAAGCCACTACTTTCAAGGTTTCACTTGAAAATGCTTTCAGGTTACTCAAACATACTGGGTCAAGTACGAGAGTAACTATGGAAAAAGCGGACTGAGGATGGAGATCACATTTGCCATCGTTGGTACGGCTGGTCGCAAAGATGACGCCACGAAGTTGTCCAAGCAACACTTCGAGGCAATGTGCATTGTTGCCAGTGGTTTGATTGACCAGTGCAACGAGAGTAACTATACTATTACTCATTTGGTATCTGGGGGAGCAGCGTGGGCAGACCACGTTGCCGTTAAACTCTTCTCAGATAAGAAAGTCCCCCACCTTCGTTTGTTTCTTCCTGCTGAATGGGACAATGGTTCCTATAAAGATTTAGGTATAACGGACCCATTCAAAAACCCCGGTGGTACTGCAAACTACTACCACAAGCGGTTTCAAAACTCTACTCACATTCATTCACTAAGTCAAATTCAGTCCGCACTGTCAGAGGGAGCAGAGTTAATACCTGTAGCCAAAGGTTTCTACGCTCGCAATGCACTGGTTGCCAAGTCAGACTTCCTTCTGGCGATGACGTTTGGCAATGAACATGAAGTCAAAGAAGGTGGTACGGCAGACACGGTGAGACGTTACCTTGAGAGAGTACGCAAGGAAGGTTTCTTTGACAAATCATTCCATTACGATCTCAACAAGGGAGAAATCTTTGAAGGTTGCGATGCACCTGATAAAGAGACTCTTCCAAAGGAGGTATTGAAACAAATACGGCAGTCTCGCCTTTATCCCGCTGGACTTGGAGTACTCGTTCCAACACCCTGAGTTTTCTTTTCAAATCGTTCCAGACTTGTTATGCGACGATTAACTTGCTCCAACAAATCAGTTACTTGTTCAGCGTCGGCATCATAATCTTCATGCCCCCACTTCATATCCACAAGATAAACTTGTAAAACTTCGGGGTTGGACAAGAATGCCGACAAATCGGCCTTCATTTCCGTCAGAGTTTTGATGCTACGAATGCGATTCAAATTGATCATATACAATTAGCGGTCCACATTGGGAGTTCCCATGGGTTTGTTATCAGTTTTAACGGATGCTATTACACCGAGTATCATTCCAATACCTATTAATCCAAGGAGGAATGTTGATGACGGAGGATTGTGCCATACGAAAAGTATTCCTTTCCACATAACATAAATAAGTCCTCCTATAACAACCGTGGATATAACTTGCTCTGGCGCTCGACTCCAGAATCGTTGTAGAAATAGTTTCATTCTGTGTGTATCTTACTATACCGGCGATGATTAGTCAAGTAGAATAAAACAGTTGACTTTTTTTCTGTGTGGTGTATAATGCTCACACTATGGCACAACTTTACACATTGATGTATGGCAAGTCCAAGAAACGGATGAAGCCAATTATGACCGATGTTTTGCACAAATGCCAGAACTATCGGGATGCTCGGTTGCATTCAACGTCTGGATGGCATGATATTGTACCTGCCGAGGCTGGAGCAGTGCCTTGGAGACAAAAATCCGCAACTGTGGGTGGTAATCGTTGTGAGATGGTCAATCGTATTGGTCACGGTCGGGCAGGATGGATTGGCAAAACGGGGTTTCAGGAGCATACTTAAATGATTACTGCATCTGCCATGAAGTTTGTCAATGGAACAATTTTGACTGGACACCGGCACCATAACATCATTGCCGATGCCAAGGAAGCAGGGTACAGTCGTCAAGATGTTGCTCAAGCAGAGCAAGGGTTTGTTGATGAAACTCGTAAGTTTTACGACCGTACAGAAGCAGGAAAACATGCCGAAGAATGTGGACAAGTTGTTGTAGGGCAGGCGGTTGTTCAACACGTTTACAATCCTCGCCTCGGATTGTTCAGCGAAGACCTTTGGTAAGATTGCTCTTGACTTTTTTAGTATCTGTGTTATGTTAAAGGACAATGACAAAACGATGGGCAGTCAAGTGTGTGGAATGTGGTAAAGAAGAATCATTCGGTGACACACATGACATTTCTCAGGCTCATTGGCAAGTATTGGCGTGGATAGTACCATCGGGTGAGCCACGGTGCGTTTGTGATAAGTGTACGTATAACCACTCACCACTTAAGAAAACGAAATGAAAAAACTATTTAAGAGAATTGGCGGATGGATTTTTCCAGCAGCTATTCCAGAAACGAGTGATGTTGTTTCCGTGGAAATTGTCCGACGAGCAGAGGATGGAAGACTAATCCGGTTTTCTTTAGCGAATAACGATGCAAGCCGATGGGGATTTATGATTACGTATAGATACCCAAATAGTCGGTTTAAGGAATTGAAATGGAATCGTGAAGAAATTTCGTGACTTATGCCTTTAACTAAGACCATAGCAAAAAATCTACTGATAAAGAATGGAGTGTATTCACTCTATCATCGGAATGCTCCAGATGAAGGTTGGATCAAGGAAAAGCAAGCGGTATTCTGTCACATCGGAACGACAGGTATGCCCATTTTCCATCCGCTCGGTGAACCTTCGTTCCAAGACATATTTGGATTACAGAACTATGATACTCATTGGCTTGCCATCTTTGAGCGAATGGGTAACAAAAACGATTTAGGATATTGATATGCCTTGGTTTATTACATCTATTTGTAAAGACGAAACGATAAAACGGATGCGGGAGCAAACTCGTGATCCACGATTTGTCACCAGCCGCAGTCGCACCTTTGGCTTCTACAACACGCTTGACGAAGCATACAAAGCAGTCGAGAGTAACCGATGCAATCTGCACGAGTGTTTGTATGATTACCTCGTTATTGAATACATTGAGCCGGGTATTCATCCGACCGTTGAAAAAGAGTACTGGTGGGAATGGGTTGCAGAAAACAACCGATGGGAAGATGGTATTGAGAAACCCGTTGAGTTTATCGGAGTTGTAAACTGGGCATTAGGATAAACATATGATAAACGAAGTCACAATCACAGCGACGTTTGTAACAGGCACTTCTCAACAAGATAGTGCCAAGGCGGAAGAGGGATGTAAAGAACTGTTACTGCGTTTACTCAGGATACATGACATTGCCACGGAAACGGGAAGTCCTCTTTTCCTCGTGAAAATCCTCAAAGTGGAATCAGAAAAGATATGAAAAGACCAGAACATAATACAAATCCGGTAGATATAAATCGTATTTGGGTGAGAACCAAAGTGGATTCGCATTATTGGTCACACAACGATCAATATGCTCATAACAGTGTAGATGCTACGCTCAAGTGGATTGCCGACGCAGTAAAGAAAGCGGAAGCCAATCATTTTGAAGACTTGGTTATTCAACCTACTTACATGGAACCCGATGCCGATAGTTTGGGGCACGAATACATTGAACTTGTTGGTTGGAGGTTGGAAACGGATGCTGAGTACGAGCGTAGAGTGAGTGGTAATCTGGGACAACTGAAACGTAGCAAAGCAAATCATGATGGTTTGATAAAATACTATGCTTCGGAGGACTATGTCAAGCGTATTACCGAGCTTGAAGCTCTCATTGTCAAACTTAAAAAGAAAGAACCTTCTTGCCACTGACCTATGGAATACGTTATTGTTATCTCAGTCCTTGTCTTTTGTTGCTGGATCTATTATCTGATTCAGAAGCGTATTGGTGAGGACCAAGCGAGAGAGTGGAAGCAGTTTGTGCTGGATAATCCACAATGCTTTCGTAAACCCGCCGAGCCACGGCAGGATAAAGATAGAGAGCAAAAAAAAAGTACATAGAGGAAATGTGGGAGCGATGGAGAAATCAATCACATCACAATGAACCCGTTGATGATATTCGGAAAGAACGCCAAGCCTGAAGGTATTACTCCTTCGGTTATCTTGTGTGGTCCAAAGTATTCTGCCAATGTAGGTGCGGCAGTGCGGGCAGCTTCTTGCTTTGGAGCAAGACAAGTGTGGTGGACAGGCAATAGGTTCAACTTGGATGACAAAGACAGATTGCCAAGAGAAGAACGAATGAAGGGATACAAAGATGTTGAACTGAGACAGTTTGACCGACCATTTGAACATTTTCCCGATGCTGCACCCATTGCCATTGAACTATTACCTAACTCTGAATGTCTCTCCGATTTCATTCATCCCGTGAATGCAGTGTACGTTTTTGGACCTGAAGATGGAAGCATTCCTCCGGTGGTGCGGAGGCATTGTCATAGGTTTGTCAGCATTCCATCAAGGCATTGTTTGAACCTTGCTGCGGCGGTGTACATTGTACTTTATGACCGCATCATTAAGCATTACCAACTGACGGGAGAAAAACCTACCTTGGATGAAGTCCGTGGGTTTGTAGATACAAATGCCAACGAGGACATCTTTGGTACAACCTATAAGAATGGAGTAGCATTCACATGACATTTGAACTAGTTAGAGCTACAATGAGTGCCGAAGCCGATGATAAAGTGGTGGCTAAGGTCATTCTCAACTTCTTTTTGTATCAGTATCAACGAGCACTGGAAGAAAAGATAAACACTCAACAATCTCTAAGAGCTATGAATGCCGCCAATGAAGCGGCCAAAGCAGAATACAACAAAGATACTGAAATGGGTGGAATGGGATGGGGGCGTCAATATCCTTATGGCGACGCAACCATAAAGATGAAAGAAGAGGCGGTCAAACAAGCAGAGCGGGAATACAAAGAGATGGCCCGAGTATTGGAGTTTGTTAAAGACCGTTTTGTGGAAAAGTTTGTATGAAAATGAAATTGGAAAAAGTTCTGACTAAAATCCCATCTTTGCCATGGCGTGGAGTTGAACAGATGACCACTGGACAGTTCGAACTGTATCGTGCTTATGGATTACATGCCGCCAATCATTTTTTGGAAATGAGGAATAGATTCAGACGGCATCTGGAAATAAACGAACACGATACCAAAAAATGCAATTGCGACAATTGCAGATTTTTGCGTCAAGTAGATATTGTTGAATATGAATGAAATAAGATACGAAACACTAATGGAAGATGTGGACTGGAAACTTCCAACTGTATTCCTTGCTGGCCCAACTGTCAGAGGCAACCAGCCTCACTTGACTTCGTGGAGATTTGCTGCAATTGATCTCTTTAAGGAAATGAAGTTTAATGGAAACTTAATCATTCCTGAGTTCCATAGCAAGTCTGAATCAGACAAGTATCGCTATGACATTCCCGTGTGGGAGTTTACTGGACTTCAGAAGTGTGATGTTATTATGTTCTGGATTTCCCGTACAAGGGAGTTAATCGGTCTTACTACTAATCATGAGCATGGTTACTGGTTGGGCAGAGACAGAGACAAAGTGGTCTATGGGCGTCCTGATGATGCTTACCGCATGACATACCTTGATATTATGTGGGTTGAGACGGGTAAACTGATGGTGTTTCCTGCACCGGCTTTCAGTATTCATAACACGTTGGAAAAAACTGTTCAAGCAACCCTTCTAAAATTACAAACAAAAACAAAGAAACTACATGAAACAACCCAATAATACAATCCGAGACTCTGCCTTGAGTAGCAAAGATCAGATGGCCGTGATTCTGGAATCCCCGCCATATATGCCTATTAATCCCGAAGAACGTGAGATTTGGACTATACTCACTATGATTGGGTTTTACTGCGTTAAGCTCATTACGTATGAGAAAAACGTACAGGTAGTGTTCACTCATAAACCGTGGCTCAAGAAGGAAGGCTCCAATGTGGAGAAGGCAGAAGTCCTTGACCTTACATGGGCATTCCGTGAAACCGATGGTATCGCTTTGGAGTTAGTAAGGAAGGTGCTTACCTTTGAGAAATAGATAGTGTATGATTGAATACCCATCCATATTGCCAAGCAGCAAGGCTCCCCGAGAGCCGATGATTGCCTTTGAAAAATATGATGGCAGCAACATTCGTGTGAAGTACACTAACAAGAGAGGGTTTCATCTCTTTGGTAGTCGCACGCAGATGTTCAATGAGGGGCATCCATTCCTTGCTCCTGCCATTCCTTACTTCTATGAACATTTTGAGAACCCACTGGTGGACCTGATTGAAGGAGAGTTCCCTAATGAGCGGGAAGTGATTGCTTACTTGGAGTTCTTTGGAGATAAGTCCTTTGCGGGATGGCATGAGCCAGACGACCCTACCAAGAGATTGGTATGTTTTGACATTATGGTGGGACATAAGAATAGGAAGTTTCTGACGCCCCGTGAGTTTGTAAAACTTACTACGAAATACAAAGTCATTGCTCCCCGTGTTATTTATGAAGGCAACTTGACTGACCAATTCATTGCTGATGTACGAGCAGGCAAGTATCCTGTGACTGAGGGCGTGGTATGTAAAGGTACACAAAAGACAGGAGCCCATCGTGGCGGTGTGTGGATGGCAAAAATCAAGACCCAAGCGTATCTGGATAGGTTGTTCAATCGCTATGGGGACGAAGGAATAAAGAAGTATGGCGAATAACTCCACCTACGATTTATTTGAAAAGTGCTGGCAAGAGGAACTTTCCAAGGAACTATTGTTCCTGTCTATACTGGATGAAAGTGGTGATGTCTATCCATCAAAGGTTAAAGCATCATTACGCAAGTACCGCAAAAATAGAATTAAGCGGTGTAAGTGGAATATTACCCGAGCCATCAATCTCCAAAGGAAATCAAATGGCGAATAACCGATTTACAGGAGAACATTCAACTCTTCTTATTAACTTCGACCATGTTGTGTATGCCACAAGTGATGGCCCACAGGGCGGGCAACTAAAAGTTGTTATGAGCAATGGCAAAATACTCATATTAACCCACGGAAATGCCGACATGTTCCGCAATCAATGGCGGGAATATCCAAACTCTAAATCAGAAAGACCTTGACTCCTAACGGCAATCTGTTATACTCTACACAATGAAAGACCATAAATGTATTGTCTTCGCCGGAAAAGCCAACGAGCAACTTGCTAAAGCGGTTGCGCTCCCTTCTTACGGTATCACTCTTGGTCAAATCTTCCATCACCAGTTTCCCTCTGATGAATGGTACTGTCAGTTGAAAGAGAATGTCCGTGGGGCGGATGTATTTCTACTTCAATCTATTATTAAGCCCGCCAATGATAACTTGGTGCAATTGCTGATTATGGCGGATGCTGCCCGAAGAGCTTCGGCAGGACGTATTACGGCAGTTATTCCGTACATGGGGTACTCTCGCCAAGACCGCAAGGATAAGTCCCGAGTCCCCATCTCTGCCAAGTTAGTGATGGATATTATCGCCGCATCGGGTATTGATCGTGTAGTGACGATGGACCTTCACGCCGCACAGATTGCGGGGTTTACCAATCTACCATTTGATCATCTTCATTTCCGACCTGAGTTGATGGTTGCTTTGAAAGATAAAGGTATTCAAGTGGTAGTTGCTCCCGATATTGGGGCGGTGAAAAAAGCAGAAGAATATGCCAACAAGGCGGATATTGACTTGGCATTCATTTCCAAGAAACGCAAGGATGATACCACGGTTGAAGTGACTCAGTTCGTGGGTGACGTGAAGGACAAGACCGTTCTTCTCCTTGATGACCTTACGGAATCGGCAGGCACGCTGGTCAATGCTGCTATTTGTTGCAGAAAGAATGGAGCAAAGAAAGTCATTGCTGCGGTGACTCACGCTGCTCTCAGTGACATTGGCGGGAAAAGATTGTGGGAGGCAAAATGCAATGGTACAATTGACGAATTCTATTGCTCCGACACTATTCCCCAAGGGGATAAGGTTTGGTACACCGATACCATCGTCAGTGTTGCCGATGTCTTCTCCAAGGCCATCCACGGCATTCACAACGACCATAGTATCAGTTCATTGTTTGTATGAAATAAAATGATGCACCCTCGCACTGCTAAAAAGATACTTGATGACGATGACAATTTTGATGTCGCCGAGATAGCAGATGCTTTGGCAGAGAAAGCAAAGCAGAAAGAAAACCCTATTCCTTCAAGAGCACGGTCATTGAGTGCTTTCTTACGGAAACAATTGAAGGAGCGGGAGGAGATAGAGTGGAAACGGGCGTTTGCAAAAGTTTGGAACAAAAAGAAATCTGGTTGACATTCTACTGGAGTATGCTATAGTGACTTCATGAAAACGCTAAATCCAAATTGGGTAAACGAAGTTGGGACAACCTAATGACCCGCCTCGAAGGAAAAAATTATCGCTTGTGGATAGTGCAAGTGGTTCACGTTGAAGACCCACATCCTGCTTCTCCTGCGGCACTTGTTCTTCTCGCCAAAAAGTATTTTAGTCAAGACAAGGGTATCTACACTGATACTCGGATGGAACGCATTCGTCGGCGATGGATGCGAATGCAACCACGGGACAGAAAAAATGGCTTGACCTGTGCCATTTGTGGGAAAAAAGGATTGAATCCTCATACTAAACATGGGGATAATAATCAAGCGACTCTTGATCATATTATTGAGTTGAATAGGGGAGGACGGTGGGATGACCCCGCCAACTTTCAAGTAGCTTGTTACCGATGCAATACACGGAAGAATGCCACACCTAAAAAACACGCTTGACTTCCTTCTAGCAGTGTGGTAAACTTCAAGTTGAAACTAGAAGATAAACTTTATGAAAACAAAGAAAGCAAAATCGTGGGAAACCATCTCCGAGGGTATCGTTACCCTGAACGACATTACGAATCTTACCGACATGCGTTGGCCAATTGTACTGAATCTGTTGTCGGTATCTGGGCCAGCCACAGCAACCATTCAAGTCGTGCCTGTGCGTGGTCCAGCCTACAACGTGCTTAACGGGGTGCATTTCTCCCCACCCACAAAGGTAAACCTAAAGCCATATAAATATCTTTCTGCTGCTGTAAGGCGAGCCGTTAAAGAATACAAGGTGGCGATCAGGTCTGGAAACTGGAAGATGCTGACCAAGTAAGGTTATCCGTGAGATTCATTGATCTAAAACCTCTGTCCATTGCTCGATTGAAAGCATATCGAAAGTCCATTTTGGCAAAGATAAGTGGATTTGAAGTGTGCGACTGCGGCGGCGAAGGGTGTGACAATGCCATTCACCATAACAAAGACAACCCAAACTATATCAATCTCTGTACTGTGCGTGACCGAGTGAATAAAGAACTGACTCGTAAACAAAAGTTGGAATATGAAGCGAAACAGAATTCTGCTCATGTTTCGACAGTAGCAGAAGAAGCTCGATGGCTTAGAAAGAAACGAAAATGATACATTTATTCAATGACCAAGAGGATTGGACTGACGTAGCCAAACGATACGACATTGAAGTGACTAATCTTTTACGTCCACTCGTTGAGCGGGCACAGCAAGAAGGAATTTCGCTCAGAGATTTGCAGACAGTCATCAATGCATCTTCTCAAGATTTGATTTTGTCCAAGATATTGAAGTGGGATTGAATATGAAAATCGAAGTTGACATAGAGCTATTGCTTGAAGCCCGTGATGGCTTGAAAGCATATGGACAGTCAGCTACACAGAATACAGTGGACAAACTAAACAAAGTCATTCTGGATGCCGTAGGACCAGATGATGACTCTCGATGTTTTATCTGCGGACATTTGAATCATTTTGATGAACCCTATGAAAATCAACCTTGACACCATAGACCGTGAGCAATTCATGGTCCACCAACACCTTCTCAATGGAGAAGTCCTATGGCTTGTACAACCCAATCATATTGGTGCCAAGTTTACTCAGGCCAACAAGTACTTTCGTTCCTCTCTATGGAATAATGATGGTGAACTTGTATCTGCGGGCTTCCCGAAGTTTACCAACTGGGGTGAAAATCCCGAGCACTTTCCTGTGCCTACCTCGTTGAAAGGTACCACTATCGTTGAAAAGGTAGATGGCTCATTGCTTGTCGTGTCCAAGTACAAGAAACAGTATATTCTACGTACTCGTGGTACTTCAGACGCAACCGTGCTAAATAATGGTGCTGAGCTTGAGATATTCAAACAAACAATTCTGCCTCATTTGACTGGTGACGGTGATACTTGGAATATCTCATTTCTGTTTGAATGGGTATCTCCATTGCAGAAAATCATCCTTAACTATGGAGATCAACCCGATTGGTATTTAGTTGGCGTTGTCCATCATTCTGATTATTCCTTGGCTACCCAAGAGGGTTTGGATGAATGGGCAAACAACAATGGTCATCTAAAACGTCCTGTCACCTATGACTTTCCTTCTGTCCAAGACCTAATGCTTGGCGTTGACGAGTGGAAAGGAAAGGAAGGCGTCTGCGTCTATTCCAATGGTGGGCAAACTATTCATAAGGTCAAAAGCTTATGGTATTTAAGTTTACATAGAATGAAAGAGGCACTCGCTTCTTTCGATAAGGTTGTTGATGTATGGTACACTCAAGGCGAACCTCCCTATCAGGAGTTTGAAAAAAATATTACTAATCAGTTTGATTTTGAGTTGTGGCAACAAATTCGTGGCGAGGCAAGTCGTATTTGTGATGGTTCCAAAGATGTACAGAAAATCATTGAAGGGATGAAGGTCTTTGTCAAAGATACTCTATTGCCTATGCCTACTCGAAAAGACCAAGCACAGAAGGTCATCGCTTCCTATGGCAATACTAATAGGGCCTCCTTCATATTCAAATTACTTGACGGCAAGGAACTCGGGTCCGAAGATCGCAAAAAGTTGCTTTATCAAGTACTTAAGAAGTAAACATTCACTTAAAATAGTTTGTCTTTAATGTTTACTTTGAGATATTTATTTGCATGAACAAAAAATATACTGAAGAAACTCTCCGTGGAAAAAAGTATAATGCTCTTACATTTCTTTCTATAGATCACTACGACACTCATACGTCCGCAATTTGTAGATGGAAATGTGATTGTGGTAAAGAAATATTTGCTCGTGCCTATGAAGTAATTCGTGGTAGAAAAAAGTCATGTGATTGTAGAATGTATCGAAAAGGATCGAGAAGCCATGAATGGACGGGATACGAAGAAATTCCTGGTAGTTATTGGAATTCTGTAAAGCAAAATGCAAAAACTAGGAACCTAAAACTTCGGATTACTATAAAGGATGGATGGACTATATTTCTCAAACAGGGTAGAAAATGTGCTCTGACTGGAGAAATTATTCAATTTGCTTCTATGACGAAAGCTAAAGATGGAACTGCATCTCTTGACCGAATTGATAGTGACAAACATTATACATTAGACAATGTGCAATGGGTTCATAAAAATGTCAATAATATGAAAAAAGGTCTTTCGGAATCTGAATTTATTACATGGTGCTGCAAAGTATCGAAACATCAAGTCCTGAAGAAATAACCCTATGCTTAAATATCTTTTAGTTCCCTTTGCCATTGCTAAGTTATTCTTTTCATTGGTAATGACGCTGGTATTCGTGCCTATCTATCTCTTGCTCTGTCCGTATGCCCACAATCCTGATCAAGCATACGTGGATAGAATGAACTACATTCACCACTTTCAGGACTTGCTCTAAATACCCCTTGACTTTTTTCAGGATTGTGGTATAGTGTGGGCATGAATAACAACTCTGCCCTTCCGCTTACAGTGGTAATTATGATGTCAATCTGCCTACTTATATTTGCAGGCCGAATTCTTAATCTTGAAAATAAGTCACACAAGCTCAACCAGACGATTGCTCATTACGAGGAAACATATCTTCGTAAACAGGGAGCCACTTCCATATGGAAAGGTTCTCATGGGGAAATGTTGAACTATGAGTTTCGCAGCTTTGACGGCGGAAAGAAATGGTACGCTGTTAGCTATGATCGCAATGGAGGATTGATCGTGATGGGTGAAGCGGACGCTGTTTATCCGGGATTACTGTCTCACCTTCAGGGTATGGATGCCTTGTTTGGTGCTGTGCTCAAGAATGGGCCTTTGAATCTCGATCATCCCAAATCAGTAGAATTGTTGAAAAATGCTGGGTTTGATATTGTAACCTCAACCAACAACTAAAAATATGAATGACGTTAATCAAAACACTTACGTTGCTTTGCGTGAGAAAGAGTTGACTCGTTATCAGTTGCTTGAACTGACGAGGGCAATGAGAGAGCTTGCCGAAGGAATGGGCGAACATTTTGCCTGGGATACGTTGAGGCATACTACCAATGCAATTCGATATATCAATGAGTTTCGTGGCAACATTCTTCCTACTCCCAAGTTGACAGATGAGGAAGCAAATCTGTCTGCCAACTTGCATACCTATATGCGAAAAGGAATGGATTGTCCCTTGGGTACAATGCTTTATTGTTTAATCTCCGAGAACCGTGGAACAAGCATTTGGTATGCTTTTGTCAAAGCATTGGTTTCCTGTACGGACACACACCCAATTCGACTTTATGCCTTCGCTGTTAGCAAGGCAGAGGAAATGTACAAGGCTGCCAACAACACCACTGACGATCTCTTTATGCTTTCTACGTTGCGTCTGTGGGAAGACGACTTCCCCAATGCAATGACGTGGGTGAAAGGAGAATGATTATGAATATCAATCCAAAATTCGGATTCATCCTCTCAATGGGCGTTCTGGTCGTTACATTGGCTTGTGCGACAATCGTGTTCCACAACAAATTTTCATCCAAATACGTGCCCAACAAACGGGTCAACATTGAACGGGATTTTACTCCCGAACAAAAAGCAGTCATCAATGCTGTTCGTCAAGCACAAGCTGATTTGGACAAGAGCAAGGCAGAGCTTGTTCAACTTATTGCTGACGCCAAAGCAACTGCCATTGCTAAGAATCTTGACCCCAGTGTAAAGACCGAATACATTGCTCATGGTGTCAATGGAAGTTGGGCGATTCGTGATCGTACTAATCCAGTTCCCGTCCTTCTTGGGTTTAGGAGTGATCGTATCGTAACATGGAAATTTGCCGACGAATAAAATAACTCTTGACAGACACCCTCGAAAGGTGTAATCTACTCGTATGAAACTTAAAGAACGCTTGAAAATGACTCGTGGTATTGCCCCATGTTCATGTGGTAAATACAAAACTCTCAAACGCCGGGTTGATTTTGCCGATGGCACTTTTGTTAATGCTGGCAAACGGGTGAGAATCCTCAGCGTGGGTATGTTTGGAACCAGAATCCAGATCCCCTCGTTGAAATTTGCAACCGCTTCAGTCGCCCTCAATGCAGTCAAATGGAAGTAATACCCTTGACATTCCCGTAAACCCTGATACACTATTCACAATATGAAAACTAAATTCATCGCTCTCTTACTGGCTGTCTTGACTACCTTCGCCGTGGTGGGGCAGGAAACACTTAAAGTTGACGTTACCAAGCTGACTCAGCAAGAGCTTCTTGTATATCAGAAAATGAAGCAAAATGCCAATGAAGCCAGTTTGACATTGGATAGCATCACTCCAGACAAAATCAATACCTATGCCGAAGTCGGTAGGGCATTCGGTTCAGCTTTCAAAGAGTGTTGGACCACGGTTAGCACGGATGCCGAGCGGTTTGCCAACTCGTCTGCGGGCAAATGGGCAATGGTCCTTGTGTCATGGAAGATTATGGGCAAGGATGCCACACAACTGGTGCGAGATACCGTTAAGATTTCCATTGGCATGTGTCTCTTGACAGTAGGAGTTCCATTTTTTATCTACATCATTCGCCGCAACTGTGTATCCGTACCAAAGCTTAAGTCGTCTAGTAAAATCTTTTGGCTCACATACAAGCGAGAGTATGAGGGCATGACCGTGCCAATTCACGGCGGCGGAGAAGCAATAGTTTACGGGGTTGCTCTTGTTGTCTTCATCATAATGTGCTGTCTCATTATGTTCACGTAACAACCAACGAAACTACACACCAATGAATACTATAATCAAACTGCTCAATACTTTCTGTGAGAACCCGCCGCTGATGTTTCTTACTTGCATTCTGATCATCTTTGTTTGCACGCTTATCTACGCAAGCTTGAAGGCAGCATTCCTCGTCCTCGGCATTTTGATATTCGTACTTATGATTGGGTACTCTATCACTAAGTATGGTATAGGTCTGTAAAGGGAATCCTATGGAAAAAATCATCGATCTAGTGTTTCAGCATCCTTTTTTCACGATTATCTTCATTATCGTGGTCGGAAGCATCATTGACGAATGGATTCAAACATGGGCGAAAAAGCGAAAATAACTTTCTCGGTCTTCCATAGCCAGTCACATTTCCCCCGCATGATCCGAGTCATACGGGAAAATCATTTATACGTCAGAGGGTGGCTTATGAGTGATTGGATGCATAATCCAGAACACATCCTTCTCATTATTGTTTGTAAATATAACAACAAACCAGTTGCCGTGGGAATGTTACACGAAAAAGGATGGGCGGGATGTCCAAACGTAGGTATCTTCGTCAAACCCGCTTATCGCAACAAGGGAATAGGTACGAAAATCATTAACAAAATCGCCAATGCCGGATTACCGTTGAAGGTTGCTTACGGAAACGTGGCCAGTCAATCTTTCTATTCACGCCTCAAAGCCAAGCTAGAACTAAACATAGTGTACTGATATGGTTATCGGCTTCCTTGAACTATCAAACTGGACTGGTATCTCTGTTGGAGCAGTTCATTGGTATGCCAGACTTATTATAGATCAACCATACGAAAACATAGAAATCCTTCATCCATTATCAGAGAAAGAAATTAGGAAGCTAAACATAGAAGAAGGATACACTTCTCATACCAAAGGCGATTTGACTCACAAGTTTGATACGGAGGCGGAAGCCCTGGCATTTGGTAAACAAACATTCAAGTCCAAATATACAGGTGTTCTCTTTCGTGGGGATGCAGCGTGTCGTAGTCCATGGATAAAAGCTATTGTGTATCCAACTGCCTTCTCCAGCCTCATCGAACGAATGAATAAAATCGCAGATAAGTTTATTGCTCTCAATGGCTATGAAGGCAGCCATCAAACGGTGGTGGAGAGACTAGACCACAAGTGGGGCAAGCTGTATGAAACTCTGCGGCAGCGGTGCAAAAATGCCACTTGACTTTTTCTATCAGTCTGCTACAATGTTTCCACGATGAAAGATGTCCATACAGAACATTGTTGCGTGATTCACGGGTGCAAGTACGGGGATGAAGATTGCTCTGTAGTTGCTAAACGCCTGCCTCAGAGCTTTCCTTGCGAGCGATGTGAGAATGATGGCATTCGTGATATGGACGATTTGAGGCTGGTGGTTACTGGCATTAAACAGACTTGTCCTTACTGTAACCATACGCTCCCGTAAACAATAATCATTATTATCCTATGTTGTTCGATGCTATCTACATAGATATTGACATCCAAAGGGATGCCGATGTACTGGCATGGTTGGTTGCTGGTGTAAAAAAGCTTAAAGGATGGATGATTGACCCCAACGTTCTTATGAATTCCGTCCACAGGATTTATCGTTTTGGATTGGAATCCCGACGCTTTAGCTGGTGGGGCGATAACGGTAACACGGATATACAAGTCGTTACCAATGTCGAACAAGTGGCGGATATTCTCACATTTATTCGTGAGAGAGGAGACTCGTTTATTGGTATTGAAGTCCCCGCTGCACTTCCAAACCTCCAGCATATTATCTATTCTAATAGTCTATTAGAGGAATATAATAGTAAGTATGATACGTATGTTTACAAACCCACTCCCACTCCACAGATCAATCCACAGGAACCATGGTATTATACAAAGAACACCAAGACTAGCATAATTGGCGAAATTATTTCTGAATACATTGATACAATAGAGGCATACTACAATGCCCCAAAAAACATATGAAAGAAGAAGTTTACCTGTGCTACAGCGAAGGCGATCCCACAATCAAAATGCGGGATGACGCAATGGAAGCAGCAATGCCCACTGCCGAAGCCATCTTGGCTCATTTCAATGACGGCATTGATTATCTCAGAAAGCATTGTCCAACTTCCAGGTCCGTACAGGAAGCGTACCACCTTGACCTGAACGCTTTGAAGGCGTCACGGGAGATATGGCAACAAATGAGAAACCCATATATTGCTACCAATGATGTCTCTCACCCCAACAATTGGACGAAGTATCAACTTCTGACTTTGGCGAGCATTATTCAACTGAAGCTTGGTATCCCCATATATGAGAAAGATCTCCCTAAGAAATGATGCCTTTCTCTTGCTGCGTCCTATATTTATAGGATATGCAGAAAAGAGTCATCATCAATAAAGGTAAGAAGTACATTGTCAACACTGTGGGATGGGAGGACGGTGTATTTGTAGAAGGTGGTAGTCTATCTTTTGGGGCAGCCAATCAATTTCTTACCATTACGTCAAGTGCTCAATGGGCACCTGGCACCGGCAGCTTCACAGTAGAATGGTGGCAATACCAAATATCTCAACCAGCGTTTTCCAGAGTCTTCACTGTTAAATCGTGGCCTTCGGCTGAGATAGGAGTTAGCATTGAGACGGGAGGAAACTTTTATTTATGGTTAGATGGCCTTGGAAATGTGCCTGCCGTGGCAAACTCAGGTTCCATTCGTACTCCATATCTTAATACTTGGACTCACTTCGCAGTGGTGCGTGAAAGTGGAAGCTTTCTACAAATATTTCAAAATGGTACCCCCATAAAGACCATTACCGACCCCGCCAATGTGTACATGATGGCCAATATCAATAATACTACATCATCATTTTTCATTGGTGGTGAAGGAGACAATGTGGTAGCTACTCGTTTTTCTGGAAGTATAACAAACTTTAGATTCGTCAACGGATATGCCATGTACTCTGGCAGTTTTACTTCTGCCTATACCCCATTTCCAACGCTTGGGACTACTTTACTAATCAATGCCGATACTAACCAAGCGCCCTATGTATATGACAACAGCGGATACAATAACCCCATAACACAAAGTAGCGTTAGTTGGAGTTACTCTCACCCTTAAATCATCAAACTCAAAAGTCTATTAATTCTGACAGAACATGTTCCCAAATCCCAATGTTCCTATCAATGACCCTTATCTATTAACAGATTCCAATCGTAGAATCAAATGGGATGGTGGAGCTATTTATCGTGATCTGTGGCAATGGAATTTTACTCCTGTAGGTGGTTATCAAACTAATGCATATACGGCAAATAATGTTGAAGTACCACAGTACTCAGAGCCAGCTTCAGTGTACTCAGATTTAGGAATATACAAAGCATGGGAAACTACAAAAGGAGAAGGAATTACTGTAGCTATTGCCGACTCTGGTTGCCATGTACATACTGAACTTAAGAATAAAATCCTTGGGGGCAATGCTGTGAGTGGAGCGGGCACTTGGAATACAGATTCAACTGGGCATGGTACTCATATCGCCAGCATCATCGCAGCCGAAGGAAACAATGGGTTGGGCGTTGTAGGATTGGCACCCATGTCTAACCTTTACATAATCAAATGCAACTACAACTGCCGAGATATTCCTTTTATTGTTAATGCTGCCATTGCAGCAACCGCTTCAATCTTAGTAATGTCTTGGGGATTTTCAGAAAATGATGCCATGGCAAAAGATGCATTGATACGAGCCGGTGACAATGGCATTACAGTGGTGTGTGCGGCGTTTAACCAACCTATTGATCAAGGGTCTCAACCAGATTATCCTATTCAATGGAAGCTCCCAAATGTAATTGCTGTAAGTAACTCTACAATGGAAGATGTTCCGTATTCATGGGCAGCATATTCCAATTCGTTAATTCATCTTCATGCTCCAGGACGATTGATAGTTGTTGCAACAATTCCATCCAAAGGAACATATGCTTATACATCAGGAACCAGTTTCGCAACCCCATTTGTTGCCGGAGCATTGGCATTGATTCAGTCTGCATTTCCATATTTAACAGCACAAGAAAAGATTGATAGACTTCTGGCTTCAGTGGATAGATTGCCTCAATATAACGGAAAAACAATTACCGGTGGACGATTAAATATAGGTTGGGCTATCTGTGGACCAAGACAAAGTATAGTATTGGAAAATGGTCAACCAGTCATTTATTTCAATGGCCCAGTAAATTCGTTTATTCAAGTAGATGAAACCACCGATTTTATGACTTGGCATCCACTGCCGTTACTTCAAGCAAACATTTCGGGGGCTGCACAAATATATCCAACCGGAAGCATGGGATACTATAGAGCTAAACTGGTTCGTCCACAGTCAGAATGGATGCTGCCAGCTAAATATGCCGCAAAATCATTATCTGTTTTGCAAAAAATATTTCCTCCTAAACGACCACCAATACATCTAAGTAATCCTTAAGAAATTTTCCACCAGTCTGCACCATCTTTTTCGTCCGCATCCAATCCATCAAACAATGGTAGCGGAGCAGATTTTTTCATCAATTCTTCACCATAGAACTTATTAACCTTCACCCGCAAAGCATCATAGTCTTCATCTAACTTCTTTAAGCATTCATGGCTGGTGTTTAGTTTCTTTTCCAGTTCTTTCGCACGAGCATACATCTTCTCCTGCTTATCCCAAGACATAGATTCCAATTTACTGGCGGGATATTGTAGAATAAACTGCAATACTTTGTCAAAGTTGGCAGTTGCTTCACTTTTTAGTACTTCGCTCAAGGTCAATAGCAATAAAGCTTCAGACTTTATTGCTTGTTCCTCGGCAAGCCATTCTTTTGTAGGTTTTTTGTTTTTCATAACTTATTCTCCATCACTAATATGTAGCACCCAAAACATTCAACTTGACTTTTTTTATGAGTGTGATATGCTATGTGCCATGAATGAGATTACCGATTACACAGTTTTGCGTGGTACATTCCGTGTCGGTCACGATGGCAGTTTAGAAGTGCAAGTGCAGAAACTTATTTGCATGGGATGGCAACCCCTTGGCTCAGCTATGCCCATCAATAGTGATTGGGTCACTCAAACAATGGTCAAGTACAAAGGACACTAAAACGAAACTTGACGCCACCACTAAAACATGATACAGTGACACCATGAAAGAACCCATTGCCTTCCTCATAATGATTGTGCTCTTTGCGCTCGCCATGTGGTTTGGAGCACATGTGCAAACCCAGGAAATCCATCGGCAAGCCACAAAAGTCGGTGTAGGATACTTTCATCCCGTTACTGGAGGTTTCGTTTGGAAAACCAATACAAATACAATCATCACACCATGACATTTTCTTTTACCAACCAAGAATACCTCGTCCTCCAAACAGCATTGGAGCAAGCTTCCCTTCATCTTCAGGACTTAAGCAACAAGGCGAAAGCTAATGAGAAGTTCTTGACCGACCAAGAAAAACGTGCTCTGTTTGTTGCAACTTCACTATCTAAACAAATGCTTGATCTATCAACAAAACTCAACAGTGAAGTTAAAACTTCTATGTTAGAACAATTCGCAGAAACCAGAATCATATGAAAATCGCCTACAAACTCGTCCGCCGTGGTCCGTATGGTATGCTGACATCGTGTATTTCGTGTATTGCGTGTCAGAACGACTCATGGGTGGGAGAATATTTTGTTTATTATACCGGACAGATAATGCGTCCTCCTTACGGGAAGTTTTTCGTCTTTGGAGAGTTGCCCACAGAGGATCAAATCTATAAAATCATAGGAAGTACTCTCTATTATCGGGTGTACAAATGTGTGGTGCCGGAACTCCTTCCCACTCCCGCAATAAGTGGACGGCTTAGTGTTCGGAATCTAAAAGCGTTTTGGAAAGAAAAAAAATATAACCAGGAACCGGCACCAAATGATGATTTAAGTGGCGCATTCGTTATTAGCCCCATTCCAGGAACTTTTTGGGCATCTGAAATCATACTGATTGAAGATGTCACGCCTCAAATCGTCACCCATCCAAAGTAATCATATGAAAATCGAAATGCCAATCCAACCTATTAAACCAACACTCCCACCCATTGTGTTCAACGACTTGAAGGATGGTGATATTTTCCAGTGGAAATATCGCCGAAGTACTGAGTGGCAACCCGCACTCTTCTTGATGCTTAACAAGAATATCTCTACATGGGGACCTCAGATACCGATGGCGATTAACTTGTCTTCCTTGGAGAGTCATCCGACACAGAATCCTGGTGCCTCTTTTGATGAGAGGGATAACATAATCTATCGGGTGTATGACAAGGTGACACTCCATATCCCCCGAGAAACCAACTCATTCCCATAATGAATACCTATTACAAAGTCGTCGCCATTGAGCGAAAGAATAAGAAAGTTATCCGTCGCTCTTACCTCCACAAGCGTCTTAACAAACAGATGCCAGAATCGATGGTTGTTGAGTACCCATTTGGAAAGCCTGCTCGACCCCAAGTAAGCGGTACCAAGCTAATGGTGTTTGGTAATAAACAACAAGCTATTCGGTTTCAAGGTGGTATAGACCAAGACCTTGAAGTGTGGGCGTGTAAAGTAACTAACCCTGTACAAATCTATCACGTTTGCACGTTTAATGAACTGCCTAACACTGCTCCAATTTCTCTTCAAGAAATATGGTATGATCTTTTGAAATACGACGAAGATTCACATCTTGATTGGATTTTATTTCGTCGCAAAGTAGGGTGTGATCGGCGCTACTCTGTGTTAGACATTATTAACGCACCATGCCATACTTTCGCTTGTGATTCCGTCACAATAACAAAACGAGTGAAATGAATACCTATGGAGAGTGTGCGGCGTGTGGAAAGCATTTTAATGAAGGAGAAGAAGTCTTCAAACTCCAGAAGCTTCAACGCTTTCCATCGCTCGGTGCTCACCCGGTTACAGTAGTAGAGTTTACCTTTGAATACTGTTACAAGTGTTTGTGGGAAACTGACGAGGTTAATAATCTATTAACGAAAACAAAAGCACAAAAGAGTTTTAGCAAAATTTTTCCAGGAAACCTTTAACATCGTGCTAAAACAAATTGACCTAACAAGAGAAGGTAACTACTACTTTGACGCCGAAGGTGAACCGATGGTATGTACCTGCTTCGTCAGTAAAGTAATTCCAGAAGAAACAGAGGAAGTCACCGCCACAATCTCCACAGACCCATTGCCCAACGCAGTAAGAATCCTCGTAACCCACGGAGGATTCTATCGCTGGGGATGGGAAGTGCCTGAGTGGAATAATGCGGGCGGTATGCTCTTAAAAACAGAAGAACTACTCAGTAAAATCTTTCCAGATGCTATGGAAGATGGACTGGATAAACCCAAGCCCCTGTGGATACAGTTCTCACCGAAGTAAGCATATAAAAGTAGAAATGGTATGACAACTAAAATATCTAAAAAGAAACTAACCCGCTGCAAGAGATTGGCACGAAAATGCTCAGATAATCAATGCTGCAATGCAACAGGACCAAATTATTACGAATGTACCCGTAAACCTGGACATAAAGGAAATCATATCGCTTGCGGGGAACACGAGCATAACTTGGATGTCTGGTAAGCACATAAAAGCAGAAACTTCTATGCCAAATAGAATATCTACCATCCCTAGTGCTGTTATCTGTGTCCGTTCAAAAGATGGATGGTGTGAACTGCTAGATCAACACAATACCGCTTACCGAGACATGATGGCAACCAAGTGCGGACATATAGTGGTGTTCCCGATGGGAATAAAGCGCCGTAAGCCTACATGCAACGAATGCAAGAAAGCAGATAACTTATGAAACCTTTCGCCGAAATAACTCTGCAAGAGTACCTCTACATGCGTATGCGTATTCGCATCGTGGAGACATTTGCTTTGATGATGTTTTTGACTTGGTGAATATAAGACCTTAAGGTAAACGACCCTGTACCCATTTGCCCTCGGCAATCAGCCACTTCTTGTACATCTCTTTCATCACCTTTTCTTGCTCGGTGAAAGAAATAAAACTTTGCTTCAAACAGTCCGCTTCAGGCTGGCTCGCTAACCAACTCCTAAACTTGGCTACATCTCTTCTCGGTATTACTAACGTATTGTTATCCATAACACTCTCTCCCTTTTTATATTATTCATCGTCCTGCTCATAATGACACTCATAACATATCCAAACCTCCCGGTTGTCATCCCAGTACATGCTGCACCCACACATCTCGCAGTTGGTCATGCATATAACTATCAATAACCCATCCCATCCCATTACCCTTTCCGATAAGTAGGCCAAGGTCGGTGAGCACCTAACGTATCTACAGGCATCCGTATTCCATTAACAAGTACATACTTCGGATTTAACGGATTGTCAAATGGCCCAATACAAGGCACAATCACATCCACCATAGAACTCGTCCCTTCCCCCTCGGGTGATTTAACTATATTCTTCTGTATCTCCATATCTCAATCCTTATCTGTTATAGAACTCTTCAAGTATATCCTTGTCCATCTCACTCAACTCATAAGGAATCAATACTTCTGCCTTCGTCCTCACCGGCCTATCATTCCCTCTCCCTATGCTAGACATCACCGGCTGCGGCTTCCTATTCTTATTCCTTAATGCCTCCGCCCTCTCTGCTAAATTCCTATCACTCTCCCTTAACCTCTCCATCTCCCATTTCTCCCTCGTCATCTTCACTAGCTCTTGTAAATCTCTTCCCATCTTATCCGTCTTGTCAATCTGTGCCTGTAACTCAGGACTCCATACACTCTTCTCCCGAACCTTAATAACATTAACTCCTCTCTCCTTCTCCACAGGAATAGCTACGTCCCCATCAATATGCATCCTCATCTCACGCCCTCTTACCCTTTCAATAATGTTTAACGTATGCCTATATTCACGCATCATTGCCCAAGATATCCCCGCAGCTATCCCCAATAACACCAGCGGTATCAAAACATATATCAGTACTATCGTCGTCATAATCTTATATACCTCTCCTTCTCTATAATCATATCACATCCCTATACTATACCTCTACCCCCACCCCCCACACTCCCCCCCCCCCTCCC